ATAAAAGCCAGACCTTACCGGGCTACAATGCCTGGTTGATCTGGCTTGTTAGATGCTGTTTTATTCTGTTCAGGTGCAGACGATTTTGCAATAACTACCCCTCCATGAGTTCCCGCGACCATCGTTGATAACAACGATACTGTAAGTTTTCCAGAAAGTCAAGACCAAAAATAAAAAATATTTTCCTTGACAAAAATTAAAAACCTGTGCTATTAATGTTTTAGTGGCTGTGGAGGCTGGCTGCTATACCCTTCCAATAAGCCGCCATAAATAAGCATTTTAAATGTTCCATATACTTGTCTGGCTGATTCCATAATCTTTGAAACTGTACATCGTCCACATAGAAATTTACATCCAGTTCCCGGTGGTTCTTTATCTTTCTACTGAAACTCTCCGCAAAGTCTACAGTATCTTTCCCTGGATGGATAAAAGTCTTTGGAATTTTCGGAATTCCGTACTTGCCATCGAGGTCTGCATCCGTGATTAAAAACTCTTTCATTACGTCATAGGCTGTATGTATCATTGATTCCACTCCCATTTTTTCTCTTATAGTGCTAAAAGGTACTTATATTTGAAAAATACCATATCTTGTGTCTTAATGCAAGTTTTCCTACTAAATATCTTGTGTTGTTCTGAATGTAGAGTTAAAATCATATCGTCAGAACGGCGCAAGGGAAACCCCCATTTTTCAAGGCTTCCAGACCTTAATTGAAATGTTAGTGTTGCACATGTAGCCGCCAACGGTTCCACGGTAATTTTTTCAAAAAGTTCATTGACAATCTGCCTGTTAATGTCTTTTGGATTAACGCCCTTAAACTTTTCTAACTGTTCTTTAATAGCACTTAATTGTATTTCTACTGGCTCTGGACTTTTGGTATTTTGGATTTCTAGAATATGGCTCTCAATCTGCTTTATCTGCTTCACGTATTCTTTATTTCTTGAAATAAATTCATCATCAGATATTTTTCCATCCAGATTATATTCCAGTATTTTTTCACGTTTTTGTTTTAACAGATCAATCTGTTTTTCAAGTCGTGAAATTTCGTTTTTATTGTCTGGAATGTTTTTGATCGAGGACTGCAAAATTTCAAAATATTCCTCCAAAATGCTATCAATGTTTTCAGAAGATTTATTTATCAATTCTGCAATTATTTCTTTCAGTTCTGATTCTGCCAGTCCAAATGAATCACATGAAGCTGCTCCATTTTTTATCTTATAACTGCATACCCATCGAACATCTTCTTTTCCTCGAATATAATGCTGCTTCATCCAGTATGGAGCTCCGTCATTTGCGCAGAAAAGTTTTCCAGTGAAAATATTTTCGTTTTTAAAAGAGGTTCTTCTTGATTTTATGGCTTCTCCACGTTCTCTTAAATATGCGTTTGCCTTTTCCCAGGTAGTTTCATCAATGATCTGCGGTACTCTGGAACCATCATCCTTAAACATTATCCATTCTGACTGTGGAAGAAATTCTTGTTTCTTGGTGAACATATCGACAACCTTTACTTTTCCTCCACAATAGTATCCTTTGTATTTTGGATTCCGAATAATATTTTTTATGACATCCCGGTTGATTTTCCCACCTTTGAAACTTCTGTATCCCATATCCCAGAGTTTTTTTTCTATTCTTGGCGTAGATATTCCGGAAGCGTAATCTTGAAAAATCATTCGAACCATGTCCGATTCTTCTGGAACCAGTTCGAGTTTTCCTTGATTGTTTGAGTATCCATACATTCTGTGCCCGAGAACAACACCATTTTTGATTGACTGTGCGTGTCCAAATTTTACTCTTGAAGAAAGCTTGCGGATTTCGTCCTGCGCTACCCCAGCCATAATAGTAAGTCGGAACTCACTATCATCATCAATAGTGTTAATTCCATCGTTTTGGAACCACACGCATACGCCGTAAGATAACAATTCCCTGGTATATTGGATGCTGTCAAGAGTATTTCGTGCAAATCTTGAAATTTCTTTCGTAATAATCATGTCAATTTTTCCGAGCTTTGCATCTCTGAGCATTCTTTGAAATTCTTCTCTTTTATCCGCATGTATTCCAGAAATACCATCATCAATGTAAGAACCAGCAAACTTCCATCTGTTGTTAGAATGTATCAGCTCTTCAAAATGTTCCTCCTGGTGCTTAATGGATGCTTGCTGTTCAACTTTTTCAGTAGAAACCCTGGCATAATAAGCAACGTTTAGTTCAATGTCGTAAATAGAGCAATTTCTTAATTTTTCTCTGACATAATAAATATTCATAGTTCATTTCTCCCTTAATAAACAGGGAGTGGAATCATATAAAGTATAACACCTCATATAAATCCACTCAATACATTGTCGTTACTTTCTAATGCTGATTTCAGCTTTAATTTTATCTCTTGTTTTCTCATCTATCAGACCAAGTGAAAACATTCTTTCGTTTATGGCATACAATATAGCTTTTTCCATTAATTGTCCCTCCATATAATTATCTCGTTTTAAGCGCTGTTTTTCTTTATCTTTTGTATGCCCTATAATTTCTACCATTATTCTCTTTTGAACGATTCTGCACTATTTTAAGTACACAATTATCACGTTTTACAACAAATCAAAGATATTGACCTGTCCATCAATCTGAGATTCTTCCAGATTGTAAAATTTGCAAGCTATATAATCTGGATTCCAATCAATTTCCAGTTCGTATTGCAAACACTGTCGATGCTTTCCACCACGGAAGAATCTGCATTCCGAACAGGTATGCTGATAAGCTGTACCACCAGACCGCTTATACATTTCGCTTATCTTTCTCATAGAATTACTCGCTTCACTCTTGACTTTCCTCTCGATTTTTTCTTGAAGATACCATTTTTAACACAATCCCTCGGATCACATCCTCTGCTATGTTCTTCGATCAAAATATAATCACAGGTTGCATTTGTACTCCATGCATTTTCGCTCTTGCTGTAATAGTCGCATTTTGAGCATTGTCTTCGCTTTAAGCCTATAATTTCAGTGCTTTTTAATTCTCTCCATGGTTTTCTATCTGGCAATTTTCCGCACCTCCCAATCTGGCAGTATCTATAATTTTTAAAATGTCTGGACTTAGTTTTCTTTGTTCTTGTTCTCTTTGTACTTCTGCCCGGTAAGTCCTTTGGAAGTTTGATTGAACTACACTCCACCATGTACCATCCACATTTTCAGATGTTGCCCATTCTCTAAGTTGTGCCGGGCTTGATACTGCTTTCTGAATGATTTTTGGAAGTTTATCAAACTCTGTTTCTGCGTTATATGTAGAATTTTGAATGGCTCTGCATACCTTTTCCCACGCTTCCGTTTCATTCAGTTCTGTAGATTGTGGCGCAATGCTATTGGCACATTCTCTTAATGCAGCTATTGATGGTTCTTTCCATTCAGTCTGCATATATTTCTTTAATCCGAAACTTAAAAGTTTGTAATCTAAGTCTTTAAGGAGCCCATACCAAGTATCAAAAGCATATTGATCTGGCAGAAATGATGGAGAAGTGTACACAGCTTTCATTGCCTTTACCAGTATCGCCCATTCTTCTCTTGTCATACCCAATTATCCACCTCGCTTACCCTGTTTTTGATTTTCTCCATGTAGCTGCACGGTCTATTCGTAGACTTGTCCGCGTATTGCCCTTCAAATACTTTTGCGAAATTTCCAGGCTTTAAGAACCAGTCAAACGTAACCATCCAGCCATTTTTATTTTGCCCTTGTAAGAATGTGCTGCGCCGAATATTTTCAATTGCTTCCAGAATATCTTCAACACAGTTTTGGCGGATTCTGGCTTTCACTGCTTGTTCTCGTTTTGGTGTCATTCTTTTTACAGGAGTAATACCAAATTCTTCCAGAGTATTCCATTCATTAATGATTCGTTGGACGTCAGTCTGACGAATAGTATCTTTAGATACTATTAAATCATTTATATCTTTTTCTTTATCTTTATCTAATTCTGTATCTAAATCTAATTCTAAATCTTTATCTTTATTCTTATTCTGTTCCGTTACAGTAATGTTACTGTAACGTTTCTGTAACGTTACATCATCTTTCTTGCAAAGCAATGCGGCCTTATTTTTTTGACGTTCACGATATTCTGCAACCCTTTTTCTGTTTTGATCTCGTATTTTCTCCAATTCGTCTGCACTTTGATGCTCTTCCCAGCCGGGAATAGAAAGTAATTCAGAATCTCTGGTAATCATCCCGAACTTTTCCAGAACTGTTAATGCTAATTGAATAATGCTTTCCTCAAAATCCAATTCATCTGCAAGCATTTTTGTTGTGTATGGAATATTTTCAGTGAGGAAAATAATTCCGTTTGAATTGCATCTGCCAGCCATTGTCAAAAGCATTACCCAAATAAGAACAATATTGTTTCCCTCTGGCATTTTCCTTATTTGCTTAATTTTTCGGTTGCTAAACATTTCAATCTCAATTTTAATCCAGCTTACTTTAGCCATTAATGTAATTGCCTCCTCAAATTCCTGGATTTTTCAAAAGTGTTTATTTTAATTCAACTTCAATTCCATTGATTTTCAGTTCTCCGTTTACCGGGATTACAAGAGATGGAACGCCGTTTATTTCTTTCAGTTCAATCAGAGAAATTTTATCTGGCTGTATGCAGATTGTTGCATCTGGTGTTACAATTTTTGCAGTTTTTGAATTATGGATATTGTCAAGGGCAACAGGCTCATTGTTGAAATACATTTCCCAGTTTTCTTTGAAATTCGATAACTTCTCGTCTGGAACTCCACAATATCCAAAAATCTGTTCCATTTCGTCACATGATACAGTTATCATATCCGGGCTGTCTTTCTTCTGTTCTCTTACTTCCTGCAAAGATTCAATTAGGCTTTCAGTGAAATTGAATGTTGTGTTTCCTTCGAAATTGTCCATGATAAAATCTGAAAAGACATTGATCTCATTTCCCGGTATACGTGGAATTGGTGTGCCAAGAACGTTTTCGATGAAGTCTGGATGAATATTCTTTATGTTTTTGTTGAAATACAAAGTTCCATGAATATCAGTACTTCTGTCATTGAATACAGGGAATAAGAATCCTGTTTCTGGTCTTGAGACTACCCAATCACGAATTCTGCCTTTGATGTTATTTTCAGCCACATCATAGCTAAGCCCAGCCTTTGAAAGATTTACTGGACAAATGCTGCACAGAATGTGTTCATAAATTTCTTCTGATGCATCGTGCATTTCGGCTCCATCAGAAGCTTTTCCTGGAATATCATATACTGAATGAATGAGAACTATGTAGTAATTTTCGTGATAATCGTAATTTTCAATCACTTTGTCGTAGAACTCGTCCAAAAGCTCATCATCTTTAAGCTTACTTGCTCTGATCCGCATAAGAAATTCCTGTGTTCCACCCTCTTTTTCCTGTGCTAATGGAAAATCAAAGTTCATAAGGTTCTTTCCAAGTCTGCCAGACATGGTTTTCTTGAAAATGTCAAAATACTTAAACATTTCTTCTTCTGGAAGGGAAAGGAAAGCTTCTTTAATTTTGGTTTTCTTATTCTTTTCTGCATCCACGTAACAACCACAAATACGTGTAATGGAACAATTTGCTGGTGTAAATTGTTTCTTGATCTCTGCGATTTCTTTCTTATTCATGATTAATCCTCCAATTTTAATTTTTGTAAAATAAATCAAATTATATGAATTTTATGTGCTATTTCTTGATTACCTTCATGTTTTTATTCCAACTTCCAGAAATTGTTCCGTCTGGGTGAATTATAAATTCTCTGCAAACACTATTATCTTCCGTTTTCTCTATTTCGCTAAGCATTTTCATGTTTGAATAGCTAAAGGTAATTAAAATATCTTTGTATTTCCATATCTCATACACATAATAATCCTGAATTGTTTGTTCGATAAATTCAAAATGATTGTATGCGTATTCAAGTATTTTGTTATATAATTCTTCTTTTTCATCGTATTTAATTCCGCTTTTTTCACTTAGCTTCATAAGTTTTCTGAATGATAAATCATCTGCAAAAGAGTATGCATCAATCGTATTTAATACATCTTCGATTGTGTTTGCATCGCACAATACGCATTGCAATCTCATTTTGGTCTTTAACAATTTGCCTTTAATACGTTCCAGATCAGCCAAAGATGGCATACATGTTCCAAAAATTTCATTATTTTTCTTATCAGAAATAGCATGTCTGCTAATGTCTACAAAATCAAACAGTCCATCAATTTCTTTAATATGATTTTCTAAGTATTTCCCATTTGTATTAATCGTCAAAAATTTAATATCGTGTTTTCCTAAAACTTCACACAATTTAGTAAATTTTTCAAATAGCAGTGGCTCTCCACCTGTTACAGATACGGAATACAATATTCCTTCTTTTTCCATTTCTGAAAGCATTTCATCAACTTGCATTATAAAATACTCTGCATTCTCGCAACGTTCTGCGTTTTGTTCGACACAGAATGAACATTTGGCATTGCACTTATCTGTTATTTTCAAATGCAAGTGCCATAACCATTCATTCTTTTCTACTAAAATCCGATGACCAAATAATTTGACTTCCATCTTGCCATCATAATTTATTGGTAATCTTTCGACATTGCACTTGTGAATGTAATCTTTTATACTTTTATTTTGTACAAACATTAATATCACCAATCCTTTCTGCTTCTCTCGCCTGTTTCTTTTCAATCCACTTATTAATTTTATCATCGGAAATCATGTACATTTGCTTTAACATTTCGATGCAGATCAACACATCAGCAATTTCTTCTATCATGTTATCACGGTTGATTTTTCCACGCTTTGCCTTACTGATTGCCTGGATAAGCTCGGCACATTCTTCCATGCAGACGGTACTTTGATTATTTTTGCCGTAATGCAAAATACTTTCTGCGATAACACCTTTATTAATCTTTATCCCTGTGATTAATCCGGCAAGAGCCTTTGCTCCAGAATCACACGCCCATGCTTCTTTGAGATAGTTCTTCTACCATTCATCTTTGATTTCTGAATTTCCCAAGAAACATAAATGCTGGTCTCTCATATCTGATAAGATGTCTTTTGCTTCTTCTGGTTTCATGTTAATCCTCCAAATTAAATTCCTTCTTAATGGAATCGTAATCAATGAATACTTTTTTCTTTTTTCGCATTTTTCGCATTCCAAAATAGCTTTCTCAGTATCCAACTGATACCAAACCAATTTGTATTTATGCGGCTTGCAGAGACACTTGATTTTGCAACCACTCTTTCTCCATTTGTTGAATTTATTGATTGTTGCGCAAAGTAATCCGTAAATAGTAACAGCAACTACACACGTTCCAAACGCCATAATAATTTGTTTTATCACTTCAATCATTATTCTTCATCTCCTCCAACTTCTCAGCTTCCTCGTGGGTGAGAAATACTATTCTTCCAATATCTTCTAAACGGTAGCAACTTTCTCCCATATCTTCTTTGCCTATTGCGTCAAACCTTACAGCACGTTCATTTTTGTAACAGAGAAAATGAATTTCTGAAACAGTCATCGGAATAATCGGTTGCTTGGCTCCGGCATTCACTCTATAAACCGTGTCTCCAACCTTACACGGCAATCTTACAAGCAAGCCCTGTTCTTCTAAGTCTTCATAATCAGCAAGTTTTTCTAAAATCATTCTACAATGATGTGAATTCATTTCGCATGGTTCAATTTTTAAGCCCTGATCTTTAAGCCAAATCATCTTATCTGATTTTTGCGTTAATCTCTCCATCTACTTCACCTCTTTTACTTTTTGATATATAATTGCCATATTGAAATCACTTCTAATGAACCTTAATGTCAGTTTATGATTTACAGCATTTCCAAGTTGATCGTAAATCCAGTACATATCCTCTTGGCCAAAGTTTGTACCCAGATATCTGTTAAGGCTTGATATCAGTTGTTCTCTCCATTCATTATTTCTTTTGTGCGAACTGTACGGCTCTCCTTTTGCCATTGGCCTTGAACACCATTCAAGTAGCTTGCAGATAATATCTTCTTTATCGGTACAATTCTTTGCTGTGAAATATACGTTTCCTTTTTCGGAAAGAATTATTTCCCCAAATCTGTTTATGTAGCTCCCGGGGAAGCATTCCATAAGACCGAAAATTTCATCAGTCATCTACTTCACCTCTTCCATCTGACTTTCTACGGTATCTGCAAGTAGCTTCAAGGACTTAATAAATGAGTCCGTCAAAGTTGTTCTATCTGGGTATTTAGCGAACGTTCTGACAAGTTTTACTGCATCCTTGATTTTTTTTCATCTTCGACGATTTTGGATGCTTCAAGCAATTCCTTTTCAAAGCTGTAAGTAGCGATCTTATTATCGTAAAAAATCAATATGTTTGGAAATGGAATTTCGATATGGTTTAAATGGTTTTCTCTCGCCCATTTGAATCCCTGAAACCTTGCTATTTTCAGAACACTCAAATATTCTTCCCGCGTTCTTACAAATACGTTTTTTCCTGTTAAATCAATCATCATAATTTCCTCCTGTAATCTCATCAATACACTGATTCCAGCCCTCCGCAAAGCCGGCATCAGACGTATTAGCTTGATAATCTCCATTATCTTTCTCTGGCAAGTCCATAAGTGGACACCAATCGGGCCTTGATTTGCTTTCGCAATCATAATGTTCTTCTGTCATCAGAATTACGTCATAATCTAAACAGCCAGCTAATTAACAATAACCCACATATTCAAGTTCGCCGCAGTATGCAGTTCCGAACGGGCAATCATAGCAATTTTTCGGCGTATCCAACACCAATACCGATTTGCTCATCTTCTCTTACCTCTTTTCTGCAAGAATGTTCCATATTGTGCCGGACTGATAACAGTTTCCTTTTCTCTGGTAGCCAGTCCATACCCAAGTCTTCCATTCTTTTTATTTTCTTCTTTTGTAAACATGGTTGAAATGTCTTTGCTCATCCGTGTTCCTCCACTTGTCCCGATTCTTCTAACCAATTTTCAACACATGGTAGACAAATATAGCAGCTGCACCAACCTTGTCCTTCTACTATTGCTTTTTGGTTTAACATTTTTTCACCTTTAGGTATCTGTTTTTCACAAACGCAGCATAAATGAGAAACCCTTATTTTTACGATTTTTTCTGTCAGATTTGATTCCGAACCATCCATATCCTCTGCAAATATCTGGCTATCAATATACATTTCTTCTGGATATTTCATTCAATCCCACCGCCTTTCACGATTTCTACCGCCCTGCTTAGTCCAGCATTGTATCCTTGATGTACATCAGATAAGATACATTCTGATTCAATGAATTTATCTTTTTTCAATTCGCTAATAACTTTGTCCGAGTCAAAAGCTGTCGGCTGTTCATTGACACAATCAATAAATTCTTTCTGGTCGGAACTAATACTTGTCCCAATCTCCCAAGTTTTAATGTATTTAATTAATTCGTCCGCATCTATTAAGCGCATTTCTATCAACCTTCCTCGTCAAAATCCAGATCAACCCTAATCACATCCGTGTTTACCACAGATAGAGATTTTACCTTCAAATCATAAAATGGTTTCAACAGTTCCGAACCGGCGTTAAATTCATCGTAATCTTCCCAATTTCTTCCTGGATGACATATTTGAATTTTTTTACAGCTTTCGGCATCCATTCCGATTGCCACCGCTAAATCAATCAGTCTCATAATCATCACATTTGTACTGGCAGGAATCCTGCTTCTCACAGCAGATGCAGCACTTTGTTTCACCATCCGGGCAGTCTAATTTACATTTTCCCATTAATCCAGTCTCCTTCTTTTTTCAAAATAAAATCTCACTGGCTCATCAGAATATTTCAATATTCCAAATCTAGCCCCGACTTGAAATGGGATGCTATCTCTCTTTAACCTTGCTGGAATCTGATGTACATATTCTCTGAACTGTTCTAAATCAAGAGCGGCTTTGTAATGATTGCAGCTTCTACATGCTGGAAGCATATTCGAAATGTCATCGTTCCCACCTACTCTTAGTGGAATTACATGGTCTACTTGCATATCTTTATAGTCAAGCAAGCATCCACAATATGCACAATGTCCATGACATTTCTTGTACACTTGTTCTCTCACATCATCTGGAAATTCCTTTTCTAATTCCTCACATCTGTTCTTCCAGGAACTTCCGTTCTTAGCAGTAACCCCTACATAATCTCTTCCGGGAATCCACTCAATTACACATTCGTTTGTGTTTTCTGACATTCAATCACGCTCCTTATATAAAATCTCCTATGCTCATTTGACTATCTTTTTCAAAAACAAGCATTTCGTTTTTTGCTCTGTTATAAAAATTTCTGTCAATTTCAAATCCGTATGCACTTCTGCCAAGTTCCATAGCGGCTCTCAATGTGCTGCCACTTCCACAGCAAGGGTCAATCACTACATCCCCAGGATCAGTAAATATTTCAATTAATCTTTTCAGAACTGCTACTGGTTTCTGCGCTGGATGAATTTTTGGAATATCTTTTCCGTCCTTCTCCCATTGAAACCAGTTGAATACCATTTTCCCAGTTCCGCGAATGGTCTTTCCGTTTTCGTCCGTCTGCGCTCCATTTCTGAATTTTGGAAGTTTATCTCTGTAGAATACAAGAGCATATTCTGTAGCACCTACCACACGCATATTTGCTTTAAGCACCTGTGGACTGTATTTTTTTATAAATACAAGCGGTATATAGTGAACAAAGCCATGTTTCGCCGCCGCATTAATCAGAGTTTGAATCTGTTCAAACGAGCAAAACACTATCATGCATGGTGCATCTGAACTTCTTCCTCTTGCTCCTGCCTTTTTCGGCTCTTTTTTCAACATTTTCGAGCAGAAATGGAAGTATTCATACAGGTTGAAGTTGAAGTCAGAGTTAAATGCTGCTTTCCCGGCTAATTTGCTTTCACCGTTCTTATTGTCACCTCCTGCGTACCACATAGGGCTACTTCCATAAAAATTATTACCTACATTGTAAGGAACATCTGCAATTACAAGCTGTGCTCTTGGGATTGCATATTTCTTATAATTCTGCATAGAATCACGATATATTTCACATTTTAATTTCATTCATTCCACCTCTTTTAACCGTTCGCTCCCAATATGAAAATATTTTTCTTCTTTCTCAAAACCTAAGAATCTTCTACCTGTAGTTCTGCAGGCAACTCCTGTGCTACAGGAACCGGCGCAATTATCCAAGACTAAATCACCTGGATTTGTGTATGTTTTGATTAACAATTCCATAAGTGATAACGGTTTTTGTGTTGGATGTAGCGTGCATTTTTGACTGTCTTTTGCAAAAGTCCACACAGATGTTGGGAAACGCTCTGTACTGTCATAAGAAGTTAATCTGTATTTCCCATAGTTTGTTGTTTCTTTGCATTTAACCTTATGTTCCACTTTACTTATTTTTCTTTTGTTTCCAGTTGTTTTCTGTGGATTATAAGTAGGAAGTTTTTTATAAAAAACACAAATATCTTCATGTGACCGAAGAGGCATTTTGTTAGCATTCAAAAATCCTGTAGGTTGTGTTTTCTGCCATATCAAGTTATATCGCCACATATCACGATTACTTTGCATTAAATCTGCAGTAAACATTCCGTTTGCAAATAATATAATGGCACCATGCTCTTTAATAATTCTTTTATACTGTTTCCATAATGGCTCAAACGGAATAACCGAATCCCATTTATTTCTTGCTGTTTGTCCATATGGAAGGTCGGTTAAGATCATGTCTATTGATTCGTCATCAATCAATTTAAAGCCATCGAAACAATCCATACAGTAAAAACCGTCATTTATCATCCTCAAAAGAAGCCCGGTGCACCCTTACGTCAGCTGAAGGCAAGCTCCTTTCATTTTTTTATTTTTTATCTTTGGAATTTAGCCAGTAGAACTACTGGTGTGTTAGAATCAGTGATAGTTTTCTTCATTGAGTAAGTCGTTGAATTTTTCCAACGCCTTAATAGATACTTTGTTATTTACTTTTTCTGGTTTGATTGATACTTTTAAGTGAGTATCAATGATGTGTTTTAATTCTCTTGCAAGGGTTTTCTTGCCTTGTTGAAGTCCATCTCTATAACCTTTTGCTGGGCGAAATTCATTGATTTTTTCTTTTCCTTCTCCTTGGCTCCCAGAGGTTTTATTATATCTGCATTGATATCCTTTTTTGGTGTACTCCAATATCCAGTATTGTTCCATTTTATCAAGCTGTTCGACAGGATAATGGATAAAATTTATTTTCCACCCAAAAGGATTTTCTTCGCTGTAAAATCCCCTTTTCTTTATTGATAAATCAATGTGCTGATACCCAGTAAGGTGTGAACACATCCTCTGAATTATATGTACCGCCTGACCTATATAAAAGTATGGGATTTTATTTTCATCAGTTCTGGTTAAAAAATATATTCCGCTCCCATCGTCAAGTTTCGGATTGATTTTTAGAAGCCTTTTTCTGTTCGTTGCTTCAATAGCTTTTGCCTGTCTAAGTTTTTTATAATCCAACCGGAATCACCCTTTTTCAATCTGGTCAATTAGTTTCTTGCATTCATCTTTAACATAGGCAAGTGAACGAATTTTGCAATCTGGATCTTTATTTAATTCTCGCCAGCAATCTCCCATTATTTTAAGCATTTTTTTGAAGCCTGGTTCTTCCCCGAAATACTGTTCTGCTGTCTCAATATCATAACCATCGAAACAATGAGCGCAGTCAAATCCAATCCACCATATATCATCATCGTCACAATCGTGTAGAAATGGTTCTGAATAAGTAACTCCACCATGACAGTCAAGATAACCTAAATCATCAACACTTTTCTTTGCTAACTTATGGTTGTAAGGCACTCCAACATATCCGCATCTGTATGCTCCAGGCATAAACAGGACTACATATGAATAACCTTTGTATGTAGATTTTGTTTCTAAAACTGGTTTCATTTAATCACTTCCATTCATCTTCATCCTCATCTTCGCCATCATCATAGCAACCATTTTCCATTATTTCTTTAAATGTAGCTATTGCTTTTCTATACCTGTCGTGTAAAACATCTTCTTTTTGCTCAAGATTTGCAATTACCTTTTTACGTTCTTCGATTTCTTTAAGCAGCGCTGCGTTCTCTTCTTCAAGATTGTATCTGGCAATACGTTTCATGGTTGTTGGGTCAAGTTTTACAATTTCCTTTCCAGTAACGTAAAGAGTTGTTGGATTCATTATTGCCGGCGCATACGTTCTTGTCTCGCCATAAACCGATGTAGTTTCTATTTGTTCTGGTGGTTCAGTAATATCCTCAATGGATTCAACATCAAAGCACATCATTTTCTGATTGCTAAAATAAATAATCTGTCCTGTTTGTACCATTTTATCACTCCTTTTATCCAAACGCTACCTGTCCATTATTCTGCATATAAATCATCGGTGCAACTTTGCGTTCTCCAATTTTCAGATACGGACAATTTGCTTTCACAAGTGCTTCTGCCATAACCGGAACCACACTATTTCCGATTCTTGCTACTTGTTTCGCAATCGGGTAATTTCTCCACTTGTAGTCTCGGTCAATTATGTAATCTTTCGGAAACCCTTGCATTACCTTTAATTCTTCTGGCTTTAACATTCTTAGAAAAATATCTGATATGATATATTTCTCTCCATGGATATCGACCAGGACATTTACCAGTCCAAACCTGTCTTTTGTTGTAATGGTTCCAAGCGGTTCATTCAATACCTGTCCGCATCCCGTCCCATAATATTTAACCAGAAAAGCAGATATTACCCCGAAGTGACCGGGCGATGTGGTTATTGTATGCAATGGCTCATCACAGCCTTGACCGATTCCAGTCTTGTAATATTTCGTGATAAAAGCTGTCACGAGACCATATCTGTTTGAAGTATCAATAGTCTTAATTGGTTCAGTCAGCAATTGTCCTCTGGAATCCCCTTTTCTGGTTTCTCCATGATACTGAATGATAAACGCCAGTGCATTCTTGTTCCTTACAATGTATGGCTCTGGATTATCAACGATATATTTCTTGATTCCATTTGCAATGCGTTTCTGTGTTGCTTCTGCCAATGGTTTCTGGCGGTCAAATATACTTTTTCCTAAGTCCGACCAATCAATGTAGTCTCCACACTGCTCATATGGTTTCAGACCGTCTGTACCAAAACGATTATGAGTAGGCTTTGGCCATATTATCTGCTTTCCATCCCTACGAAACACCGCATACCAACGTTTTCTTGTAGTTGGCGCTCCGTAATCCGCAGCTACCAGTTCTTGACTGTCAAATTCATAACCGATATTTTCCATTGCTGAAATAAATTTTCGGTAATCTTCCCCGGCTTTTTCTTTTATTGGATGTCCTTTATCATCAAGTGGCCCCCATTGCTGTATTTCTTCCACATTTTCCATAATGATTACATCTGGAAGAATTGCTTTAGCGTGTTTATACACTGCCCATGGAAGAATGCGAAGCCCATGTTTTCTTGGCTGACCGCCTTTTGCTTTTGAATGGCTTGTACAGTCTGGAGAAGCCCACATCAATGCTACGTGCTGATTTCCGACATATTTCTGCAAATCTACTTTGAAAATATCTTCTGTCAGATGTAGCGTTCCGGGATGATTAGTCTTGTGCATTAGAATTGCATCTGGATCATGGTTAATTGCTATGTCTACAGGTCTACCAAGTGCCATTTCAATGCCTACTGATGCGCCGCCGCCCCCGGCAAAGCAATCTATAATTAAGTCTTTCATTTCATCTCCTTAACTAAACGGAAATTCATCTTCCATACCGCCTAAATCCGGCACATCCATGAAACTAGGTTCTGGCGGTGGTACTGGTCGTGTATCTGTTTCCTGTGTTTGTGGTGACTGGCTTTTTCTCTCTGCAAATTCATGTTCTGCAACAAGGCAATCATTTGAGTAGACTTTTTCGCCATTTTTGTTCGTATAGTTTCCAGTCTGCCATTCTCCACGCACATTTACTTTCGTGCCTTTTTTAAGATATTTCTCTGCGAATTCTGCATTTTTTCCAAGACATACGCAAGCGATAAAGTCTGATTTTCTTTCTGTATTCTTTTTCACTCTTCTCTCGACAGCCAAAATATATCTTGCAATTTTGGTGTCATTCGTTCCCATTCTGATATCTGGGTCAGCGGTTAATCTTCCAGAAAGAATAACAATATTCACAATTTATCACCTCTCAATCTGAATGTCGCATCTAATAAGTGCGTGTTTGATTTTCTTTGTATTCCCTGTTACAATTTCTTCTTTCCCTATAACAAAGGAAATATCATCTTCTGTTACATTGAATCCTTTTGTTTTTATATGCTCCATGATGATTTCTTTGATTTCCTCTGCACAAATTCCGATTGTTATTTCCAATGGTATTACCTCCCTGGTTTGTAAGCTGGTGGCATTGGTTGCCATGCAATGACTGGGTAATACGCAAACCCATACGCTTCTACGCTTCCCCATTCGCCGTCTCCTAAATAAGTAAGACTTGTTGGAAGAACAGCTCCATCAATTGTAACTGCATATTCTTTCCAATCTCCCGGGTTTTCTTCCTTGTTTGGTTCCGGTGGTAACTTCACTTCTGTTGGAATCCACATATCCGCAGGACTGTAGGAAAAAATCAATTCTTCAACTTTCTTGATTGCATCATTCCATCCTTTATCGTACTTGCATTCCTGTTCAGAAGGTTCTGACTTTTTCAGTTTATCAAGTGTTTTTAAGAAGATTTTCATTAATAACTATCCTCCTTTGGCTTTTCAAATGAAATACTAATCGGCATTTTCCATTCGGATTCTGTATTTTTAACGACAGCCTGTAAGAAAGAAGTAGTAATGCTCTTTATGAAATCTGCACTTTTTAACTGCTTTCTTATTACTTCTGCAAATTCCTCACGATTTTCATTTACATATTTTTCAATTTCCTCCTTTACTGTGGTTTTTACAATATCTTCTGCGAGCCAATCAAAATATGGTTTTGCTCTCCAATTGTCTTTACCTACAAATTCGCCACGTTCATTAACATATTTATTCGTCATTGTTTTTATTGCATCACGAACAATAACAGATGGTTCGCCTAATGCCTTTACGATTCCGGCATGAACTTCTTCCTGTATTGCTGCTTTTATTACATCGTCACTGATATTTAAACTCATCATATTTCCCATAGCTAATCCTCCTTGACTTTCTCAATAGTTTCTTTTATTGCTTCTTTCACAGCCTTGGTTTTAATCATCTTATCTGCCAAGGATTTTGCTGCTTCCTGCACGATCACGCTTTCGTTCTTTTCTAGTATCTCGGTAATATGAGAATGAATCATCCTGCACAAAGGTTCATTGGTTTCTCTGCTACCATATAATTCTTTTTTATAAATAACCTCTTTAATTTCCTTGGTAATTTTTTCAACTACCCTGTCCTCAACATTTTTACGGATTTCTTTGGCAATTTCTTCCTCATTAACACCAATCGTTACTGGTATACTGAATACGCTCATTTTCAATTTCCCTCCCCTATAGCTATCACATCACATCCAATAAATACCAATTCCTCATGTTCACTCATTCCATAGCCGACAGATTTTCTTCCTACTTTAAAAAATATATTATTTGTATTAACCGTAACTCCTTCAGCTTTTTCCATATAATCAGAAACAATAGCTTTCAAAATATCTTCATTTAAGAAAGTTTTTATTTCGACTATCGGATGTTCTTTTGGCATATATTCAAGCCATGTCTCTACACCTTTGTATTCTTTTCCTTCTGTGTCAGTCCATTCGCCATTTCCAGCATATGCAAGCATGATGATTTTTTCGGAGTTTTCCAACTTTACATAATACAAACATGCGGTATCATCAACTGGGGTTTCTGGAAGCGTATCTTTTACTGAACGCCATACACTAGGTGAAGGAATTGTTTTTCCTGTTTTACGGTCTACATGCTCCTGTCCTTTAATTACATAGTTTTTGAATTTTCTTTGCATTAATTTTCTCCTTTCAAAACGGACATAAGTCCAAGTTAATTTCCAGTCCAGGTCTTGCAATCTGAACCAGCGCATCATCCCAAACCACCGCTTCTTTAATCTCTTTCAAAATCTGTTCCGGGTCAGCTGCTTCATTACTCAAATGCACCAATGTTACCGTCCGTAATGCCGCCGTATGGTTTGTATTTACTAGGCTTTTGCAAGTATCTAAGGAACAATGCCCTTTAAGCCTGTGCGTGTAATTTTCGGCTGTTTTGTCAACCAATTCTCCACAATAGTTGCACTCAATAACCAAGTGATTCAATCGCATTGCCTTGAAGTTGTACTTGCAGTATTCAAAGTCAGTCATGTACAACAACTTTCCCATTTCTTCATGTTCCACGATATACCCATAATTGAAACATTGAATAAGTTGCCCTGTGTCCTTATCCCTTGTAGTATGCGGCAAATAGAACGGTATTACTGTAAACGAACCAACCAGAAACGATCTTTTCTCTGGAACGCCTTTCATTAATTCGCCGGTGATGATTTGCAGATGTTCCACGGTTTCATCATTGGTGTAAATCTGAATACCAGCATTCATCAGTTCCCGAAATGATTTGATGTGATCTCCATGCTCATGACTAAGCAATACACCAGAAACATCACTTGTTCTGTAGTCAATAGCCTTTAGAATGTCTTTGTATCTGCATCCGCAGTCCAGAAGAAGTATTTCTCCTGTGTTTGATTTCAGAACATAGCAGTTTCCATGGGTACTTCCTGTGTTTACTACTCGCATGAACATTTTTCATCACCTCTTTTCATTCTTTTCTTAACATCCAAATCCATGCTGTGGCATAATTTAATACAATTCCCATGCAGAATATTGTTTTTACACGCATTATATTTTTCTTGAAATTTTTCTTCTGTCATTTCGCCATTATTCACAGCTCTAATCCAATTTCGAATCTTCCTGTGTGTTTTTCTTTTTTTATCTCCTCGAAGTTTTCTAATATATTTCCCATCGGAGGTTACATAATGGTGAAAGCCAAGATAGCACAATCCCATTTTAAATGGCACAATCTGTGATTTGGTATTCAATTCTAATTTAAGGCTTTCAACCATGAGTTGGATAGCTTCAAGTATTTCTCTGGCTTCTTCTTTACTTTTACAAATCACATAGAAATAATCGTTATACCTTCCGTAATGCTGTATTCCGTATTCAATTGTTATCATTTGATCCAGTGAATGCAGTAACAACAATGCGTATTTCTGATTAACTTGATTTCCAAGCGGAAGTCCTGGATTTTCGGTGCTGTCAATAAATAGATGATTTAACCATACTGTAAATTCATCATCAAAATAGTAATCCACCACGTCTTTCATGATTTCATGATCTATGCTGTAAAAATATTTACGAATATCGCATTTTACAATCCAGCCATTTAAACCATTTTTACTGTAAAATTCCAACATATGATCTCGCAGACCATCCATTGCCATATAATGACCTTTTCCGATTTGTCCTGCTGTGTTCCATTTTATAAAAATATTATTTAATTTCGGCGTAAGAATGTAGTCTGAAAAGCATCTCTGTACCGTCTTGTCTTTGAAAGAACACGATTCTATGATGCGTTCTTTCGGCTCATATATTTTGAATTTATTATACGGTGCTATGGAATACGTTTGATTTTCCAATTGTTCCTTCAATGTTTGGATTCCTTCCAACGCCATAATAGAAAACCTGGCAGTGCCGGAATTGAATTTCTTATCTGCCTTAACTCGTTTGTAAGATGAATACAAGTTTTCAAAATTTGCCACAATTTCTTTATCCATTTATTTTGTTCCTTTATATTTATCCATTGCGGAAAGGTTATGCATTTGCTTGTATCTATTCGGATTTCAGCTTTCTGCTTACTCTGTCTGCCTGTGATACAGGTTGGGTGAACACCGTAGTCATTGTTACAGTTATTGTTGTTGACGTTACCCGAGGAGGAAACAACGGCTCTAAAACGCATAACCTATAAAAATCATCTGTTTCTGTCTTTTGTTCTCCAAGCAATCGCCATATGCTTAATATCTGTAACCATTTTCGACCATGCCTCCATACTTCCCGAATTAATGATATTAAGCTCGTATGAAAGCTCTATATAAAAGAGAAGTTCATCACAATATGTAATTGCTTTTGTCTGTAATTCTAGCCTTTCTCTCTTATAATCTTTCAAATCTGTTCGATTGGCTTCAAAGAGCTTAGCGTGTATTTCGAGCGATTTGTTCTGCATTTTATCAACTAAAGAAAATCTGAATTTCTTAGGATATCTCCTCGCGTTACTGGTTACTATAAGCGTGTGCTTTGCTAACTGCTTGGCTTTTATTATCACCTGTAAATCTTCATTTGCCATTATTAATCCTCGTCTGATTCAAAGATTGAAGAGGAAAAGATACAAACTGGGCGAACACCGAAGCCATGGCTACAGTCATTGCCGTGGACGCCACCCGAGGTGGAAACAACGGCTACGCTCTTAAAATAATCATTGTAAGGTGTACTCCATGGTGTAATAAGCCACCACCATTTATCCATATTTGGCAAATATTTCCTGTATTTTCTGTATTCATCCACGGTTAAGAGTGAAATCTTATCTCTACAAGTTCCATATTCAGTCTGCCCGTCCAATGCCAACAGGTTACGGTCAAATTCAACAACTGCATTTCCATCGAAAGGCGTATTAATTTTTTCTAAAAATGATGTGTTTAATTCTTCTCTTAAAGAACTTTCTTTCCAATTGCTGGAATCTGAATCAAACATTCTTGTTTTACCATAAAAACTATTTAAAATTGCAAAATATCCATCCGGAAGCTTGTCCAGTATTATCCATTCCATACCGGAAATTTCAACCACTTCCCCGGGTTTCGGAGTGCCCATGTGTTTCTTTTTGTAATCCTCGAATTCCTCTGTAATTCTTTTTATTTCTGTCTCAAAATATTTCAAATCTTTTTTCATTTTTATTCCTCCACTTTAGATACAAAGAGATTAGATTTTAAGATACAAACTGGGCGAACACCGAAGCCAAAGTTACAGTCATAGTAGTCGACGTAACCCGAGGAGGAAACAACGGCTACGCTACTCCATCCGCGTTCTTTTGTTGACCAAGATGTACATGTCCAATACCAGTCATTAAGTTTTTTGTTCGGAGTCAATTCCGTATATTTTCTTGCTTCATCAAATGTAAGAGGTCTGATTTTACATTTCACCGAAACGCCTGTATTCTGACCGTCGACCGTAATAAGATCTGCTTCATGTGTTTCAATATTCTCCGCACCAAATTCCTCTTCAAAATTCGCTAAAATTTCCGTGTCACAAAGTTCTTTTAATTCAGACTCTAAATAATCTGCATTATCCCCGAATTTTACATTTTCTTTTACAAGGTCAAAAGAAACTATCTTGGTGGTGTTTTCATACTGTTCCAGCACTTTGTATTTTCTTTTACCTGTAGTTTGAAATACATCACCAGGTTTCAACTCTGATAATTTGATTTTCCCCTGCTTCTCTAAAAAGTTCAACCAGTTCTTTTGCTTTCTTTAAAATTTCATTCATAACTATTATCCCTCCTAGTTTTCCTCATTCACTACAATACCGCCGTGGATAATAACTCTCTTTCCGTCCGAATCATCAAAGTAAACTTCGTTCTCGGATTCGGAAACATCAAACTTTCCAGACCAGGACTTGATTTTACCACCGTTGTAATCGTAAACAGTTACGGTACGATTCAAACCACCGTCAATATCACTGGATAGTGATTTCAATGATCTACTACAGGAAGAACAACCGCTAAACATTGTGATTGCTGTAACCCCTGTGATTAATACTGCTGTCTTAATACATTTATGCTTCATTTTGGCTCTCCTTTTACATTGTAAGTCGGATTATAATGAGTACCACATATGTAATAACATTTAAAAGAATAATTAAATTGGTTCGATTGTATTCATTTTTTCGAATAAAAGTTACTATCCATATCAAAAGTGCTATTGAAAGCAAAATAATAAGCACAATTGTGGAAGTTTCCATCCTACATTTCCTCCTGGCTCATAAATGACGGAATTTCTGTTTCCACTGGCTCTGCTGCCGGGATTGGTTCTTTCTCTTCTGTTTTTACGGTTTCGGCTACGGTTGGCTGCTTTGGCTTTTCTTCGATTGCTTCTGGCTGTGGAATGAATTCTTCTACATTGGCATTCTGTTTGATTTCTTCCTGCACTTCCCTGTACGTAGCATCCATCATGTTATATTCATAAGCCTGCACCGGATTATCCCATTTCTTAGGAATAGACTTCATAATGTTGTTTCGCATCTTACGAATAATCATTGATTCTCTGGATTGTGTTTCATAATAAGACGGTGAAATATACGGTCTTAATTCCTCACAGTCAATGATTGCTTCTAGTTCTCCAATGTCAGAGACCTTTTTCATGATTTCTTTTTTCTTTGCTTCAATTTGAGCTTTCTGCGCATCTGTAGCTTTATATCTGTCCGCACAAATTCCAAACGTTTCATTCTGGAGATTATTCTTGATGTGCGCTGCAAGATTCTTCAGTACATCTGCTCTTTCGCAAGAAAGGTATTCAATATGTCCGTCCTTATACTGAATCGGATATACGATACGGACTACCTTACCTACACCAGATTCTTCCCATTCTGGCGGTGTGATTTCCACACCTTTATGTCTTGGTGGGATATACTTATCACCTTCTCTGACTTTCCAGTACGGGAATACTTTAGCTACATCGACACCATATCTGCTTACAAGAGCGTCATTTCCATCGCCCTCAATCGCAAATTCGATTTTCTTCTCCCACTGAGGTTTCTGCCCTTTCGCCGCTATGTTTACGTTTCTGATTTGGAAATAACACTCTCTCGGCTGTGCGTTTGCGTTCAGTTTTAACGCTGCTACTTTGCTCAAAATGAATTTAAGGTTAGAGCCATTAATTGCTTCAAAACTCACTCCACTCTCATGCACCATCTGGAAAATAGATCCCATTGCTGCCACTACGCAATCCTTTGAGTAGGAATCAAATTCCATTCCTCTTGAAGTTAAATCTCTTTCCATTAAATCAACATAACGATTTGTGTAGTAGGAAAGCTGTGTGTTAAAATTTGCTACCTGTGTGTTTTCTGTCATTTTAATTCTCCTTTTCTTTATTTATATGCTCAGTGGCATATGAAACAGGATGAAATAATTTGTCCTATGTTGAATTGTAATTTCCTGTTCTTTCATTAACTGTTTTATTTTTTCCTGTTGTGCTTTCCGGGCATTCACCCGGATTCATATGCCACCGATTTTTTATTTACTATACGTGGAATCTGCCTTGAAAAAATGTTTTCCCCATGTTGCTGTTAGCATTTTCCCCTCCTGTTTGTCAGATTACTTTCAAATCCCCATCTGTCACTCTTAGCACAATCATCTGCCTGTCTAACATAGGTATCCTGCTTTTGTCAATGCTCTCAGAATCATCAATCCAAAGCGGAAGATTCAGCCCATTCATTTCCTGTAATCCATTTAGTAAATCAACCTCGCAAAGAATTTTGTCGGAATGATTCAATCCGCTGTTGTAGTCGATTCCATTACAGATCATCTTGCAAGTCTCCACTGGGTTCCCCTCAATCGTGTAATCAAGGAAGCTGAACTGAAAATGATGGAAAAATGGATTGATTTTCTCTGCCAGTGCCTTATTCTTCTGGATTGAGAAGTTAAGAACGGTATCAATGTTCTTTTCAATATCAGCTTGTACCTGTCCAAGGCTTTTCAGTTCCTCATTCAGTTCGGCTACTCGCTTTTCTTTCTCTGTGACTGCTGCCTGTGCAATCTTAATGTCTGCATCCACATTGGAAATCTGTTTCATAACATTGCTGATCTGAATTCTCAATTCCTGTTTCTTTCCAGGAACATCATCAAATGATTTCAGTTTCTCTTCAAGTTCTGCAATTCTCGCTGTAACCGCAAGATATTCTTCATCATTTGTCATATCTACAGATTCTGGAAGCTCCGTAAATTTGGACTGTTCTTCCTTAATCTGCTTAGTGAGTTCAGAAACTTCATCCTGTGCCGCACTGATTTCCGACTGCAATTTGTTGATTTCCTCGTTAGTTTTCTTTAATTTTGCAGCGGAAGTATTTCCAAGGTCGCAGACATATTTAAGCTTTTCCTGCTTCTCCGATTCAAAGGATTCTTTTACTTTCAACTGTGCTTCAATTCTGGCTTTCTTTTTTTCTTCAAAGGAAGCTCTCAATTCGGCAATCTGTTCATCTGGCAGTTCCTGTCCACAGGTCGGGCAAATAGTATCAGAATCATTGAATGTTTCGGCTTCAATAGCTTTCAGTCCAGAATCATCCCACTCCATTTCTTTTATTCTTGGATAGTCCTGTCTGGCTCTATCCAAGTCAGTTTTTGCCTGTTGTCCAGCTCTTATGTGGTTGTCCAGTTCCATTTCAATAATACGAATGCTTGATTCCTTTTCTGATTTTTTTAACCTAAGTTCGGAAACTGTATCAGAAATGAATTTTTGTCTGGCTCTTAACCATTCATTCTCCTTGCTAACAAGTCCATCCTTGGAAGATTTCAGTCCTCGGATTTCATATGAAAGGCCGTCATAGCCTTTTGTTGAATCTTCAAGAATCTGTTCCTGCTCTTCCAGTTTGGAAAGCTCCGCATTAAGCTCCTGTTTTTGGGATTCTATGGAGGAAGTATCTTCTGCTTCAACGCTTCGATTGGTTTCATATGCAATCTCCGTGTTTTTGGCATCCACCTTTTTCTTCTGTGCATTCAGTTCCTTTCGGAGCTTCTTCAAGGTATCTTCTACGGAATGTCCTTTTGTAATTTCTTCCACATGAGCGTACTGTGGATTGTCGGTCATAAACTGTGCTAGATCAAAACCAGACATTTTTTCCAGAACCTTTCTGGCTTCTGCGGTTGACTTCTGCAATGTGTCCAGAAATGGTTTTGGATTACTGCATATCAGAAGCGTTGAAGGTTCTGCTATTGACTGGATGAACTCGGTGTAATCCTTTGATTTAGCCGGGAATCCGTCAATTTCATAAGAAGTTTCATTTCCATCGAATACCTCTTTGGACTGTCCCCTTGGTTTTCTCCACTTCTGTTTTGTGATTTTGCGGATCACTTTTTCTTTTCCATCAATCGAAAGTGTAAGTTCTCTTACAACATCAACCTTTGGCACTTCTACACCATTTTCTTTTCTACGAATAGAATTCGGTTCTGTACCATTTGCCATCTTTCCTGTCAGAACATCCAAATATGCGTCCTGCAACGTGGATTTTCCTTCTCTGTTTCTGCCAGAAATCTCTGTTCTTGGAAACAAATCTACAGACTTACTTGAAAACTTCTTGTAATTCTCCAACGAAATCTTTTTCACTTCCACTTTCATGCTCGATTATCCTCCCTATTGATACCTCATATGCAGTTCTAAGCTCTACTTCATCACCAGATAATTTTTTATGATAAATCCGGCTCTGGATTCTTCCGATTATTTTTACGAAATCTCCAACCTTGAAATCATCAGCTTCTCTGGCTTCCTTCCACCATGCTATACATGGGATATAATCTGTTCTTCGTAAGTCATATTCGTTGCAAGCAATCATCAAATCACAGATTTCTTTTCCTATTGGTGTTTTGCGGTAAATAGGCGGCTTGCAAAGATAACCTTCCAGAATGATTTTGTTTTCACCTTCTGCGCTCCCATCACCATCTCCACACCAGATTGTTTCCGCTTTGATTTCAAGAATCAAATGTGACTTTCCACTTTCATGTTTGTTTGAAGAACTGTATCTCCCTTCAACGTAGACGTATTTTCCAATCTTTAAGCCCTCCGTCTGCTTTTCTTCAACAATTACCGGAAGTAAATCTACGTTCCCGCTGGTACGCTTTGCACCAATATAGAATCTTACGAATTTTTCTCCGTCCTTGAAAAACGTTCCTGGCTGAATATCCATTATTACGCCAAATATCTGAACTTCATTCTTATTATTCTTCATCCTCCAATTTCTCCATTTCTTTTACGGAAATCTCATATACTGTTTCCGTTTCTTCCCCATTAACATAAACATCACGGCTCATTAATCTGCCAGATACTTTAATGTAATCATTTCTTTTAACCTCTACCGCCAGATCAGCACCTTTTCCCCATAAAGTACAGCGAATAAAATCCGCTCTTTCTGAATACTCTCTTGGAATTGCTACAAAAAGATTTGAAACTTTTCTGTGCGTTACTGATGTAAGTTTTGCATATGGCTCTTTCGTGCAACTTCTGGCAATAAACTCTGCTTTGTTTATATCGCCATCTGGAACCTGTTCATCTAGGATTTCCACTTCATCAGCTGCGATATAATTAACATTGTGGTGCTTATTTGGATTTTTAGAAGTGTCCATGCTTCTGATTGCTCCTGTTACCACAATTTCTTTTCCGTTGTAATTGCTGTCACGTACAATGGAATCTTCTATGACTATTGGAAACATATCCACTGCACCGCTTCTGCGAATGACTGTCAGCATAAATTTGTAATAGTATCTTCCGTAATGTTCGTGGCTGAACACTATTTCCCCAGCTCTGCCGGATAATCTTACTTTATTTAATCTTTGCATTTACTTTTCCTCCATTTCTAATATAATAGGAAGAAACACCATTGAGAATAAGACTGTTGATACAAAGAACACCCCGATAGCATCAAATGATGTAAACATCCATGTGATTGAGAAGATTACTGTAAACATCCCTATTCCTACAAATATTTCTCCTATTGTCTTTACCACCTCTTTCATTTTGTCCTCACTTTCTTCTGGATGTGGTTACTGCAAGTGCAGTTGCCAGAATAGCGATAATTACATTTCTTGCCATCAGCTTTTCTTCCAGATCGGCAATGATTTCACTGGAAAGTGGCTGATTTTCGCCATTTTTTTGCATAAAAAGTCCTCCTGTTATATTTTTGTTTGTCAAATACAGGAGGTTGTGTTATAATAATCCTGTATTTAACTAACTCGTTCTTAGTTAGATACCGTCCTGGTTGGTGTGTCAGCACCTTCCAGGACAACTTAACCTACTTCTACGAATTTCCCATCTTTCAGCGTATAGAAAGTATCTTCCTTGATATTTTTCCCATCTACTTTTGCGGACTTAACGTCTACAATATGATATTCATTATCAATTTCTTTCCACTCTGCTAAAACAATAAAACATCCAATTTTTCCTTTAGCTTTTGAATCAATTCCTGTAGCTAATGCAATACTTTCTTTTCCTTCTACAATTGCCGCTGACCAATTTCCGGTATTGGTTGCCGCTGACTGATCTCCGGTATTGGTTGCCGCCGACCGATTTCCGGTATTGGTTGCCGCTGACCAATTTCCGGTATTGGTTGCCGCTGACCAATTTCCGGTATTGGTTGCCGCTGACTGATCTCCGGTATTGGTTGCCGCTGACTGATATCCGGTATTGGTTGCCGCCGACCGATTTCCGGTATTGGTTGCCGCTGACCAATTTCCGGTATTGGTTGCCGCTGACCAATTTCCGGTATTGGTTGCCGCTGACTGATCTCCGGTATTGGTTGCCGCTGACTGATATCCGGTATTGGTTGCCGCCGACTGATCTCCGGTATTGGTTGCCGCTGACCGATATCCGGTATTGGTTGCCGCTGACTGATATCCGGTATTGGTTGCCTTATCGTCTTCCCAATTAACTTGCTCTTTGATGTATTCAACGCCAGCTTTGATAATTCCAGCAATTCCAATTTCTGCTTTCACGGAAATTTTCTTCCCAACTCTCTTGCTATCATCAGATGATTTCTGATTATTCGCTTCAAGCTCCACTTCGCAATATCTGGAATCTGAAGGTGGATAATAATTGAATACATCCATCGGGAATTCGCAAGCATGGAATCCACAATTACAAATGTCTGCTTTTTCTTCTGTGTATTCTTTTCCAATTTCATACTGGAAATCTCTACACTTTAAATCTTTGTCAAAGCCTTTAAAACATTTCATTTTTCCTTTTCCTCCTTCGATTCTTCTACATCAAGCCCAAGCATTCTAAATGCCATGTCCTTTGTGAAATCATAATCTTTCACGCTATTCGCCCAAGCTTCAAATGCCTTTAATCTTCCAACCAGAAGTGCATATTCTTCATTGGCGTTCTCTGGAATATAATCTGTGCTCTTAGTTTCTCCCATGATTAGTCCTCCTTATCTTTTGCTCCAAATTTTTTAAGCATTTCTTTCAGATGCGAAATAAACGGAATAATTGCATCTATCTGTTTGGAAGTTTCCTTGATTTCTTTATCAAGTTCTTCCTCGTTCATAAGGCCATACTCAAATGAATGTCTAAGCTGCTCTTTTATTTCTTTCTCTTCTCCACCATTTTTTGCGAACATCTTTTTAATTTCATGGGTGATAACTGCATACTCTGAAAGAATATCAATCCCTTTACCAGAAATATTAACTAATCCGTTTTCAAATTTAATCATTGTTTTTCCTCCCTATTTTCTTTTATTCTCTCCCCTGTGGTATAATTTTTGCTGTCAAGTGTGTTCTGCGTTGTCCTAGCGATGTAGAGTACATCTTCCTGTTTTAACTGAATTTCAGTCTGAGAATTTCCAGTATTCCATCGAATTTCTGTAACTCCTTCGCCGTAAAAAGCTATTTTATCGTACGCTTCGTATGGTAGATGCAATATGCGACCGTTTTTAAAACGGATTATTGTTTCGTTATCTGGTTTCAACTTGCATCCTCCTGTTCAGAACACTCTTCTTCTGCTTCTTTCTCACTTGTCATTCCTTCGACTTTCCCAAGAATGTAGCCTTTATCAAATTCCGACATCTTAGGAATTGCTTCTTTCAGCTTTTCTACGATTTTTTTTTCTTTTTCTGACATTATCTATTTCACTTCCTTTCTTCTACGCACAATATTTAATTTCGTATTCAGTTACGATTTTGGAGAAAATCTCTCGCAGCTTTTTATCGTCATCGATGACGTCCATTTTGTTTAGTGAATTAATCTCTGTTTTGGTGCAACCATTTTCAGCCATGCGTTTTCGCTTATTTCTTAATCTTGTATTCAGATCACATCCAGCCCGGCGTTCCAATTCTGTGTACATTTCTGTTCTAAGCATTTTAAACTCTGCTCCAGCACCTTTTTGTATGCGATTGAATTTAGAATTAATTTCTGAACGCCAGTTATCAAATACAGGCTTAACCGCTTCTTTGATGTTCTCTGTAGTTGCAACAGCTTTATCTGCGGTTTCTTTGGCAATTAAAATCTGCCGGTCTCTTTCTTTGTCAGCAAGTTCTTTCTTTACCATTTGCGAAAGTAGCCCCTGTAACATTTGAAGTTCTGGTGACAATGCCCTTTTTACAGTTTCTTTGGTTTTAAAGTACCCATTCACAAGCTGTCTCTGAACATCCCATGCTAAATCGTCTGTGAAAGACTTTACTAACATTAGATATCCCTGTTCTGTAATAAGCGCATAATCAGAAGTTGCCTTGTCTGGAATGTCAAAAATTTTGGTACGACGAATTTCGTCGGCGCTTACTCGGAAGAAATCTTCGCTCTCAATAAAGCGCTCTCTGTTTGTTCTGAAATTTCTGCTTGCCGTTCCGTCTGGTCTTCCGTGAACTGCATCAATATCTTTGAATGTAACCACTCGCTGACCGTTATACTCTTTTATTGAGATATCCGAATTTCCAATATGTACTAACTGGTTCGTGTTTATCACTCCTTTCTTAATCTGATTTTCAATTTCATTTTGTGTTGAAAATATTTTTCCTATGTGTTAAAATTCTTTCATACCCAGATAATGGGCAATGAAAGGAGTTGTTTGCTTTGACCCAACTTTTGAATTTGCCCTGTTCCTTATTGTAGGTTGCAAGCAGAGTAAACTGCGTTACCAAAGACCGTTAAGCAATTTTACTTTTATAGGTAAAATTCCTACATTCGCCAACTAATGGGCAGCTAATCTTTTTTTACTCAATCGCAGAACTAAAACTGCGTAAGTGGCGAAGTGTTTCAAGAAACATTTGGTGCTGCTTATGTGACTGAACAAGTACGTTCAGTCTGCAAAACACATAAGGTAAACAAATTTAGGCAAGAACTGATAGGACAGCACTCCTGTCAGTTTTTTGCTATTCTTCTTTAAACAGATATTCCAGATCATATTCTGGGAAAAGTTCCTTTTTAGAAAGGACTGCTTCTGGATACGTAAAAGGTGTTTTCCCCTTTATCTTGTTCTGAATAGTCCTTTCATCAACACCAAGAACCTTTGCAAACGCTCTGATTGTAATTCCTTTATCATCAAGAGCTTTTTTTAAGTTATTCAACACTTTGGCTCGCCCCCTTCCTTGACTTCGTGAGTTTATAATATCACGTTGCGAGTTAGATGTCAACAGTAAATATTGACTTTGTGAGTTTTTTGTGATATATTATCATCAGGAGGTGAAAAAAATGAAAGATAGGATTAAGCAAGTGCGCAAATCAAAAAATCTTACACAAACAGCATTCGGAGAAATAATTGGAGTGAAAGGCAATACTGTTACTAATTACGAAACTGGTCTTAGAACTCCAACTGATGCAGTTATCAAATCTATATGTAGGGAATTTGATGTCAACGAAGAATGGATTCGTACTGGTAATGGCGAAATGTTTACACCTGGGATTAAAGACAAGCAAATTTCTGCCATGCTTGCAGACGTAATGAAATCTGGAGAAGATTCTTTTAGGCATCGTCTCGTGTCTGCGTTAGCCAGATTGGATGATGATGGTTGGGACAACTTAGAAAAACTAATTGACATGATTTCTGATAAGTAAAAGAAAAGACAAGGGTAATGCGCAAACCCTTGTCTTTTTTACACTATCCAATTAACTTTTTCACAAATACATAAATCACTTCTATCCAATGATTATTCGTGCATTTTTCTATCATCTCAATAATTTCTTTCTTGTAATCCACGTAAATCCCTCCCAATATTCCAAACATCTGTTCTTATTTGTTAAATTATATCATGTTTTCATAACCATATACTGGGATATAATTGTTTCCGCTTAAATCTTTCCTAGGAAGCTGGTTTCTTCTAATTTTTTGATGAATTATAAGTTTTTTTGTGTAAATATTGTGATTTTTGCTTTTCCAAATCGTAATAATAATAGATAGAAATAAAGGGGCTGGATGCTTGTCAGCGAGGGATTTATAGCGCTCATGGCCAACCTGTTTTACCTCTGCTTTTGCAATTGCGATAGTTTTACCCCTCCCAAAGATAATACTATGCTCCGGGCAGAAGTAAACATATTGAATCAAGAGCACATGCACGAATATCAGTATAAACACAATTATGATTTTTTTATGTTTCTCCATGAATCCATCCCCTTTACACTATCATCTTAATGTATTACAATAACATTGTATCAAAAAATATACAATTACACAGGAAATGGCGAAATTAGCACCTCTGGTGGCGAATTTTACGTGAAAAGAGATGATTTGAATGAGAATTGCAATATGTGATGATAGCGAAATCCAGATTGATATATTTATGCATCGGATTAATAATTTTCTCAAACGAAATGGTGATATAAAAGCATTGATTACTCCGTATGATAAAGGGCAGCCGCTTATTGATGATGTGGCAGATGGCGAGTGGTATGATATTGTGGTTTTGGATATCGTTTTGAAAGAAGAAAATGGAATTGAAGTCGCAAAGGAATTGAGATTAAATGGCTATAATGGAAATATTATTTTCTGGACAGCCCACAAAGAGTATGTTTTTGAAGCTCTTGATATACTCCCGGTACACTATATCATAAAAGGTTCTGAAAACGGCAGAATGTATAGTGCTTTCAATCATGCTCTGGAACATATCAGCAAAAGCACTCTTATGATAAAAGGAAAAGACTTTATTCATCGGGTGGAGTTTCAAAATATCGAATATATTGAGAGCCGAAACAAATACATCATTATCCACTGCACTTGCGGTATAGTTTATACGGAACGATGTAAACTATCCGATATTGAAGAATTACTGGATTCCAGATTCTTGAGATGTCACCAGAGCTACATAATAAACATGGACGAGGTAAAAGAAATAAACACTTCGTTCCTTATGTTTTCTGGAAATACTGTGCCTATCAGAAGAAAAGACTTTGCAAAAATAAGAAACGAATTTGAAGAATATACGACATTTAAGTAACTCCCGGGGAAAGCCCCGGGAGTATTATTATTTCAGTAATTCATTGACTTTTTTCTGCACTTCTGCGTAGTTGTAGCCGGCAGCTTCCAGGCGGTCTCGTCTATCTTGTCCATTTCCCCATTCGCCATTGATTACCTCTTTTGCAACCTTGTCTACACTTTTCTTTGCTGTTACGGAATACACCGCTTTTCCATTCCAGTCAAAAACAGAGTAACCAGCTTTGCAAGCCTTTTTCGCATTTTTCAGTGACTTGTACGCCCCGATCTGGCTCTTGGAATCCTTCCAGGTCTTACGGACACGGTAATACTTATCAACCTTTACAGTCGGCTTTGTGGTTGGTACTGTCACGGTTTTGCTGGAAATAAGCTTCTTGAATCTATCCCAGTCACCCTTTGCACGGATAACGGATGGACAATTCTTAGCACACACATCGTAATGCTGCACTACTCGGATTGCTGGGATTCCGTATTTCTTCATAAGCTGCTTGCACACATCAACGGTATTTTGGAATGCCTTTTCGTAGTTGTAACCAGCATTCATGCACATTTCAATTCCAATAGAGTTGTGATTGTTTACAGTTCCAAAAAGCTTGCCGCCATAATTTACTCCAACATGCCATGCTCCACGATTGTACGGCAAGGCTTGGTATGCTGACTTATCGTCAACGAATACGTGGGCTGAATAACCATGAAAATTGCCGTTGTGCTGTGCGGTGGCGTGTGCCTTGGCATCTGCTGTTTTGGCTGTATTATCTGTATTATGGATGACAATATACAGAGGTGTCTGTCCGGCGTAGCTGTTGTTGTTGCTTATTAATGAGGTATTGATATTCATGTATGGTCTCCTTTCATTGTTGAGGTTAAAAAGTGCATAATAAAAAGCACCCCATTTGGAGTGCTCTTTAGCATAAACTCTTTATACAATATATCTCTTATGATTAAATTTCACAGAATCATGGCTGATTTTAGCGTAAATCATTGTGGTATCAAGTTTTTCGTGTCCTAATATTTCTTTTACTTCGGCAACGTTCATTCCTCTATTTAAGGCATCTGTTGCCATTGTGTGTCTAAGCAAGTGCGGAAACAGGCTTCTTTCGATTCCGGAACGCTTTTGAATAGCCTTTACTCTCGCATATATTGATTCTTTGTGCATTTCATTATAAGGCTTTCGGAATATCACAAATACAGAATCCGATATTGATTCTTTTGGGCGTTCCAATTCAAAGTATTTTTTTAACATATATTCCGCTTTTGCGTTCAGATAAGATGTTCGGTGCTTACTTCCTTTTCCGAACAAATGAACCTCTTTGGAAGTGAAATCAATATCACTAATTTTTAAATTTACCATTTCGGATAAGCGGCATCCTGTACTGTAGAAAAGCTCAATCATCGCTTTATCTCTGTAATTTTCGCAAGCATCACGCACTATTTCAAGCTCCATGTTGCTAAGTGGCTCTCTTGGCTTTTCCTCAAATTTAATGGGCTTAATACTTGCGCATGGATTGTTTGGAATATACCCCTCTTTCCAACACCAATCCATAAAGGTGTTTATAACAAGCCGTTTTCCATCCAGTGTTCGATTGCTGATTCCTGTTCGTTTCTGAGTTTCGTACAGATAAATCCGTATATCATTTGTTGTAACCTGTTCGAATGGTCGGTTAATGTGTTCAAAAAAATCTGTGAGATAAAAATTGTATGTTTTCATGGATTCTGGAGACATGCCCTCAATCTTTTTTGCCACCATGTAAACCCTGTAGCAATCTGGGATATTGCTTTGATATGGAACCACATGCGTTTCTCTCTGATTGATATCGTAGTTAGATGCAAACACTTGCAATTCCTGTAATACTGTCCTAAGTGCTTCATCTGGAATCTTGCCATCAAGTTTGCTGATAAATTCATTCGCAAAATTCTCCATAAAAAATACCCTCCTTTTGGGTTCACAAAGGGAGAGTACTGTGCTATAATAATACTGTACCCTTTGTGGTGCTTGGAGCTGAGTTTTTTGTTTGGTAGACGGGAACTCAGCTCCCTTTTTATTGTTCTGATTTTGATATACTGATTATATCATATTCATTTTATGTTTGGTAGTGTTTTGTTATTTTTTTCTTGTTTCTCCAATAAACTCTATAGTGAGAGCTTCAATAATGGGTATAATTTAAATTTAACAGACTGGAATAGCATTTCGGCTCCAGGTATATATTCGGGAAATGGAAGTGATGCCAAAAATTCTCCGAGTTATTCAGAAGGGATATGGATTAACGCAATCGCTTTTGCTTCAAATGGAAATAAGAATTACATAACTATAATTGCATTTTATGGATTACATATATCCGTTAAAACTAAGGCTAAGGAAACATGGAGCGGATGGGAATTGCTTGTTTAAAATGATAATTTTATCCGATTCTTTTGCAAGAGACCCAAACACCACTTGATTTATATACTATGGTAATTTGTGTAGAATTGGCACAAAGTAAACAGGCGTCAGAACCTCCGCTACTTGGTAAAAATATTCCAAAAGACCATGATGGAATTTTTTCACCTGTACTACCCACATCAATACCAGTGCTACCTATTGATATTAATTTAGCTTTATTTCCATCCGGTAATTGTGTAATGCTTTCTGTCTTTCGTGATAATGAGTCACTATTTAGTGCATTGATTGCCCCGATGATTGTCTTATTATTTGTCTCCAATTTCGAGATAACAGCCGTTGCCATTTTATCAACGACATAATCCCAAAACTTGCTCATTAGTCCGCGCTTGTTCGCTCTCGCAGTTGCGTCATACAGCATTACTTCGTCATTATCCGCTAACGTATTTTTTGATGTGTATTCAGTCCATTTCGGCATGTTGTTGCCCTCCTTTAATTATTGATATTAATTCATAAAAAGAGGATGATTTCTCACCCTCTTTTTACTGATTTGCTTAACAATTGTTTGATTTCTGCAAGTTCTTCTTTAATGCTTTTTAATTCAGATTTCAATTTTTCATTCTCGCATTTGAGTTCCTTGATTTTCTCGTGATTGAATTTTATCATAGCGAACATGGATGGAATCATAATTCTGTAATTCCAATCCTCGGGCTTCCCATCTGGCAAATGGTTTACTGCAATTGGGAAACGTCTTTCCATGTCCTCTGCAAGGAACATAGGCATTAACTTGTCATATCTGCTGTCGTTTTTATCGAGATATCCTTCTTTATACTTTGCCCAAACAACCTTTGTCCTATAGAGTTCTTCCAGCTCTTCTTCTTTAACTGTTGTCCGAATTGACTTATAACGCCAAGAAGATGATGGGACTTTAATAACCATTCCATCTGAATTAATACCCAAGTGTGTTCCGTCTGTAATATTTCCCATATTTTCAAGACAGAAAAAATTCGTAGCATCACCGAAACCGCTTAGTGGATTTCTGATTTTTATGCCGCCATCAATTACAAATCCGCTTCCATTTGCTTTTAGATCAACGCCATTTATGGTTACCATGTTGTTTTTTGCATCAAGTACAATGGCACCGTTTGCAGAGGTTAATTTTCCATTTGTTTTATCAATCTGCCAGTTTCCAATTTCCCCAGTTAGTGACTTTACACTTCCAGAAAATTCACCTTGGTTAAAATGAACACCTGTATTGTCAATATATCCAACCTGTGCACCACTTGCATCCAGAATGGAAAGCAATCCGTTCCCGTTATTTGAACCGCCAAGCTTCAATGTGCCACCATGTGCATATGTGAATGAAAAATACAATTCTCCATTTTCCATGTACATGCCCTTTATTGCGCCGTTGTTTGTAAGCATATTGAACACTTGCTCATTTGTGTAAGCGTATTCAAGTTTTGGCATATAAATATAAGTATCATATTTTACGCTAGAGCCAACTGATGATGTCAAGATTCTCAAACTGTTTAAACTATCATTTGGTAAGCTAGATAAAGTTGTTGTTACTTGCAGTCTTTGCCATTCAGTTGTAGTTTTAGCATTTAATATTGTTTTACTTCCAAGATACACATATACTTGTGTTGCAACACTAGTTTTTATCCAAAACGAAAAAGTATAATTTCCAGTAACTTTTATTGGCTTATAATTTTTCGTTCCAAATTGTGCTCCAGTTCCGTTTATTTTTATTGCATTTTTACCGCCATCTACATCCTGGACTCCATACTCATATGTATATGCATTTTGTGTAGACCAATAATCTTTAACGTTTTGTTCTGTCAGATAATACCCTTTGATTATATTGTCCGATGTAATATCTTGGACTTGTTTTATAGCTTCTTCCTGTGCTATATCAGTAACGCTTTTATCTCCTAATGTAAACTGTGAAGCGGCTATTGTTACTGCCCCAGTCTCTTTGTCAATGGCAAAAGTAGTCTTTCCATTGCTATCAACAACCTTAATACCTTTGGCTTGCACGTATTCTCCGTTTACATAGACATTTCCGTTTTCATCCAAGTAAATCCCCTGTGCCTTGCCGCCATTGGTGAGTTTGTTGAAAATATCGGCTTGTGTCTGTCCATCGACAGCTGATTTTGCTGAACTATTAGCAATCTCATTGACTGTCTTTCCTTGTAAGGAAAAAGTTTTTGGAGCTAAGATGACGTTTCCTTTGCTGTCGATTTCTAAGGTTACGTTCTTTTCATCATCAATGACCTTTAGCCCTCTACCGTTAATTCTCTCACCGGCAAGCAATCCAGCCAGAATATATTTTGCATTGATATATACTTTTCCATCTTTGATATAGATTCCCTGTTCCACTCCACCTTTTGTGAGTTTATTGAACACTTCATCCTGTCCAAGACTGGTATCGTAATTGTCAATTGCATTTTTGATATCGTCTTTGTCTGCGTACTTGAAGTCAATCCAATCGGATGCAGTAAAGTCACCATTAATACGATTTACAAAAGAAGTTTTGAGAGAAGCCTTTCCTTCACTATTGGTCGTTACCCACAAGTCACCTTCGTAATATGGTGGTTTCGGCTGAACCATATAGACAGATGACTTCCCATCTATCTTGTCTAATAATTCATCTGGAATAGATTGCGGTTGCCATTCCCCGGATTTGTATATCCATTGCGTGTTATCAGAAGTATTGTGCCAAAGGTCACCTTCATGCTCTGCTTTTTCTGATTCCCACACCAAGACAATTTCATTCCCGGATTCATCCAGAATCTTGTTTCCATCAATATCACACCACGGATATTCCTCTGTTTTTGTCCATTTAAGAGAAGGGTCATTTGGCTGATACCAAGTCTCAATCTTTCCATCAATCTGTGTCTTTAAAGAATTAAGAGAATCTTTAAAAACACCATTGATAAATAAATCTAAAGAACTATCATCTGTGTATTTTGAAGCTTTTTCCCAATCGGAAGAATCATAAGAACCGCTTGCTCTGGCAACCCTACATCTCATCAAGTCACCAGTTTCGCCTTGTGTCCATAAGTCCCCAATATCGTAAGGCGGTTCTGGCTGAACTACAAATACTCTACGCTTATGATCTGCTGTGTCCTGTGCTTTTTCTGCTGTGGCAAGTGCTAGCGTGATATCGGTATCTTGTACTAATTGCCACTTCCATATTGCCCCATCTTGCATAAAACGGTAAGCATATCCTTTGGATTTCCAATAAAATAAGTCACCCTCATGTTTCTTTCGTTCTTCGTTTGTAGTCCATCCAGAAGCCGGGATATTCTGTAAGGTTGGTTCATAATCATAAAAAAAAGTCTCAATCTGTCCATCGATTTGAGACTGTAAACTATTAATATCAGTTGTGTATGTATTGCTTATAAAATTATTTACTTCTGTTTCTGCTTTTTCCTTTGCAATTATATTAATATCTTTGCCCTTGATTTTTACGCTATCGGCATTGATTGCTACTCGGCCTGTGATAATATCCACCATAAATGTGGTGTTTCCATCTTTATCAATAGCCTTAATGGTACCCGTATTAATCCAATCTGCATTAACACCTGTAGCCGTAAGGATTCTGGCAATCACATCACCATCAACAGTCATGCCGCCATTCCAATGTTGTCCACCATCTGTAGAAACAGCCCACGCTTCCGCAGTCATTTTCCATACAATATCAGAATCGGACAACTGCGGCTTGTTATGAAGATAATAGATGTTGCTTCCGTCCGGCTTTGTTTCTACTGTCGTGTATGTTCCAGAAGATTCCGCAAGTCGTTGCGATAATTCTTCCAGTGCCTTTTCTCTGGCGGTACGTTCGTCTTTTAAGTTCTTTTTGTTTTCAGCTTGCACCTGTTGGCTAAGTGTATACTGTTTCTGCTTATTCCTAGATACACTCTTAGCACTGCATTCAAGTTGCTCAAATGTGCCTGGATTCAAAGCAACAGAAGTTAGGAAGCTCTTGTACTGTTTCCCATTTCTGTCGGAAATCTCAATGGTGTCACCAGCTTCCCATGCAATATTGGTCAATGCGCCTGTGGTAAACGGTCTGAATTTCAGCCCCACGCACCTGTCTGCGATAATTTGACAGATTTTCTCGCCAGAGCCTTCTTGAATTAGCTTATTATCACTAATTTCGATAACATAGCCAGATTCCCCCGACTGATATGTTTTCGCTTCATTTTGAGAAGAATTTTCAACGTATTCTGTAACTTTTACACCTGTTATTTCGACATCGTACAGCCATGGTGTGAATCCATTTGTATCTATGGCTGTAATACCCTTTTGCATAACAGTTATAATCTGTGCGCCAGTTGTATCTAAGATATCTTTCCCTTCAATATCTTTCCATGGAACTTCTTCCTTATTATAAAAATCGTCTGGCACTTCATTTTTATACCAGCCAAGGCATAATCTGCCGTATGCATCTGTTTTCGCCCACTGACAGCCCATCTGTGCTATCCATGCAATTACCTGTCTGAAGGTAATACTGCTATCATCTGGTCGATTCTGAATTACGAAATCATCATTATCAAACCTTGTAGATTGTAATGTAACGCCGCAGACCTCGCAAGCATCCTGTATGATCTGTAATCTGGTTGCCGGGTATGTCAGTTTACTATCAGAATAATCACGATCAAATAATCGCATAGAATCTTCACAAGTTAGGCTAATAATAGCTGTGTTCTGATATGGTGCATCTGTTACGGTCATGGTACAGATACGGATTTTTTCAATACCAGTGGATAATTCAAGCCCGATATGGCAAACAACCCTCGCTCCGTCCCAGATGTAATCTGTGTACTTGCCAGAAAAGTTGTTGATCTGCAATGTCAGTTTATTTACGATAGCTGCGCCGATATCAAAAGAGCCGCTTTGCGATACTGCATCCTCAAATTTAAAACCATTAGACCATAAATCCTTGTCGGTAATGGATAATGTGCTTCCATCCGTGAAGGTAAAATCTGCATATTTCAGATAGTTACGATTCCCACTATTCTGTTGTTCTTTAAATTCCGTTGATAAATTTCGCATATCTTACCTCTCGATAAAATCAAAACTAAGTCCTTCCATGCGCTCATTGCCTATCCACCAACACTTAAAAGGGGACTCCCTGTCACCAACATAAAATGTTCTGGTTTCGTGCTTATTTGCAGATAGCAAGTCTGGATATGTGACCTGTATATACTCTGGATTTACTGCCTGTATAATTTTGCAAGCAGTGTCCCAGTCTGGGCCATTCCAACCTACAGACAGCTTTCGTTTCTGTCCAACTCTGTTTTTATGCATGGTTGTATCGTCAGTTCTTCCAGATTCTGATGCTGATATATCCTGTAATCCCCATGTAAAAGAAGAAGGACAGGGCATTGCTACCCCATCCACTTTTAAAAATGCTTCTGCCATATGCTAACCCTCATGTATTTTTACACACGAAAAAAGCGCCTACCCCGAAAGGTAAACGCTCTAAATTTGCTTATTATGATTGTATATTATAGCATACGGTGAAAGTATCATTCAGTATACTTTGGTATCATTTCACTGTTTTTAAAACTTCCTCTAAGTACAGATATTCGAGCAACTTATATGTTCTTTTGAGATCATAATAATCATCTACTTTTTCCAAAAGTTTCTTGATTTCTTCTTTATAGTCAATCATTCTACAATTCCTCCCAACACTCTAATCAACTTCTGTTTGCGGTTATACTTCAAAATCTCGGAAATCTGCCCCATCATATCATCCATTGTCATGTTGCTCTTCATGCTATTGCAACGCTTACAAGCCAGTTGCAGATTCTTAATATCATTGGTGCCACCCCGGGACAACGGCGTAATGTGGTCGATTGTCATTTTCTTGAATTTGACAGGCTTACCGCATATCGCACATTTTCCGTTGCACTTGGCGTACACGCTCTTTTTCTGAAAGTCATTGAACTGGATTCTATTTGCCATAATATCACGCTTCCCCGATTAACTGTTTGGTAAAGAGATACATTCCCTTTAATTTTGACAGGTCTTTCAAATTGATAAGATTTTCAATGATTCTCTGTCTGTACATATACTCATCCAGAAGCACTAAGCACTCGTTGTTATCTGCGTTCAGTTCGTCAATTGTTTTCTGTAATTCAGCCTTTGTCATTTTATTTTCCTCCTGTGTATCCCTGTAAAAATCTAATTAAAAGAATCTCTGCTGTGCATTTTCTGTATCAATCTCATTCTTCAAGAAAACTGGCGGTTTGTATTCTCCAATAATCTTGACTGCCTGTTCTACCTGGCTTCTCTTAATTGCCTTGTAGCTTTTGACCTGGAACTGGTAGCGCAGATTGGAATGAATGTTACTGTAAATCTTCTGGCGAATGGAACGGCTATTGTAAGCATTAGATTCCTTACCGCCAAGCACCAGTGTTCCTTTTCTCTTTACGGCTTCCGTGATTTTCTCCGCTTCAATCGGGAGAATCGGCAAATCCATTTTCAAAGTCTCAAACTCTGTCTGAATATCGTCAATCCGCTTATTCAGTTCTACGTTTCCCTGTGCTAGAAGCTGAATCTGTTCGGGGATGGTCATGGGTACTGGGTGGCGAACTGTTTCTTTTAATTTGTCCTCTACTTTGAGAAAATATTGTCTGGCTTGTTCACCTTTGGCACTCTTTGACTGCATAGAAAGTTTCTTTGCAAAGCTGGCAGAGAGTTTATAATCTTCTCTTTGAATAACGCCACCTGTCGGTGTCTCGACATTAATGTCGAGTCGCACATAATCTTCATTCTCCATTGCAAAATCATTTTCAATAATATTTCTTCTGCACCATCTTGAAAACTGTCCTTGTGCAAGCTCTAAAAATGAATACAATTTTCTGGCAGTAGTCATACCCTCTTCATCAATACCAAGTGCGATCTCGATAGGTGTCTGGCTTGCTGTGTTAATTGTGATTTCGTTCATATATAAAAATCCTCCTGTGAAATTTTAATTTTTTATTTGCAAACAGGAGGTATACAGTGTTATAATTTGTATAGCCTCCTATTTGGTGGCAGAAGCATTTAAGAGATTCTTAACTTTGGTCGGTCGGGAATCTCTTATTTTTTATCACTCTGGAACATTTTATCATACTGCATTTCAATCCCAATTCTCACAATTTCAGACCTTGTAGTAGCCTTTTCAAGTGCAACAGCATCCAGTTTTTGAAGAGTTTTCTTGTCTAATCTTGTCCTTAACATATAGTCTTTTGGATTGTCAGTTAATTTTGTTCCGATTTTCATAGCAGCCATTTATATCACCTCTCTTTCTTTGTTGCTACAATCCTATTATAGTGTGTAGCAACAATCCTGTCAACCATTATTTTAACTTTTTTTCAAATTTCCTATTCCCTTATCCATTTTGGAGTGGTAAAATACAGATATCATACTGATTTAGGGAGGAAAACGCATATGAAAAAATCCAAAAAGTTACTGGCAGTTTTGACCATAATGTTACTGATTGTCTGTATGGCAGTTCCAGTATCGGCGGCTGGTAAAATTAACAAGAAAAAAGCCACTTTGAAAGTCGGTCAAACATTACAATTAAAAGTAACTGGAACAAAAAGAAAAGTAAAATGGACAAGTAGTAAGAAATCTGTTGCAACGGTATCTTCCAAAGGACGAGTAAAAGCTAAGAAAAAAGGATCCGCAACGATTACTGCAAAGATTGGCAAAAAGAAATACACTTGTAAAGTTACCGTGAAAAAGGCAAATACCAGTAGTGGTTTTAATGGGAACACCAGTACCGCTAGAAACGTTGTAACTTACCACGCTGAATCAACTCCATATGGAGCGGTGGCAATTCTTGAAAATCATTATGATTATGCAGTACGTGTTAGAGTTGAGTTTGTTTATTTTTTGAATGGTTCTATGATTGGAACGGATTCTGATAGTATATACGCTTTTGCTCCACATTCAAAATGTGCGCTTCAAGGTTGGAACGCTGACAAGACCTGGGATTCTTTCAAAGTTAATTTAAAAATTGAAAAGGCTTCTTCAAGCCTTATTTTGAACAATTCCGGAATACACTATTCAGCTAATTTTGGAGCTGGAAATGTTATGGTAAAAGTAACTAATAATGGAAAAAGAAACTCTTACACAACTATTGCAGTCGTATTTTACAAAGATGGAAGAATAGTTGGATATGATTATCAATTTGCTCACGTTGAAAATCCTGGTTCAACTGCTTATCTTGAATTTAGATTCCCTCACGATAGGAATTACGATACAATAACGCCAGATAAATTTGAAGTATATGTTAATGATTCTTATACATATAATTGGATGAACTAAAATAAAGGCTAGGGCGAAATCCCTAGCCTTAGTTTTTATCATCACTCTTTTATTGAACAACGACTTAATACTAAATACTGTCCATCCGAAACATTTACATACGTATTTCCTGTAAAATTGTTATTTGAAATAATATCAACTTGATGGCTGTCGTTATAAATGCAATAATACCCATCTTCTGAATCTGGAACAAGCGCATATTCGCCAGATGGTATGTCTTTTCCAACTCTAAACATGCTCGCTTTTGTCTTATCAAGTGGTGCCACATCATCTGTAGGGACTGCATAGCATCTTTTTAATTCTATATACTGTCCATCATCTATTGTTATCACGGAATTATATACAAAATTATCATTTATGATTATATCATCTCCGTTTGCATCTGATGATACAGAGAAATATGCGCTCTCATAATCACTTAATAATACGTATTCCCCTGCTGGTATGTCTATTCCGACCTTATACTGCCCCTCGTTATATGATATTTCATATATTATATCACCAGTTTCCTCATACTTAGCCTTTAAATCAACCATGTTTTGAGAAAATCCATCCATGTCTCCGTCATACAAGCAAGATAATGCATTCCATCCTATTTGGCTAATTTGTCCAGCTATAGTGCTTGAATCAAATTTCTCACCAAAATAAGAAATTCCAATTGCAAAATATACTAAAGACTCTGGTGGGTTGCTAGCATCCGGCCATACAGAAAAATTTTTTACATCATTGTAATTGTTTTTTATAAACAATGCGCAATCAGCTGTATTTTCGTCACTTGCATCCATTTTTGATACGGTATCTTTACACACGGATTTCCAATTGTCAAACGCATTTGTTGATTGTTTCTCAGCACTTGTACTGTTGCTCCATTTAAAAGCCATAACAGGTGTTGTAGTCACCAAACTTGCCATCACGGTTGCCGCAACAATAACTCTTTTCATTTTCTTCATACATACGCACCCCCAATATTTGATACCCATATTGTACCACCTTTGGGCGGATTCTGGAAGCACTATTTCGCTTTTCTATCAATTTCCGCAGTTACGGCAAACAAAAGAGCTTCGGCAAATTTCGCACCAACCGAATCGGAGTATTTATCGTGAATCCGGCTTGCTTCCATGGTGAGATTTTCCCACTTGGGAATATCGTCCTTTGAGATAAAGGCGTACTTCTTGTGGAGGTTCCATATTTCTTGCCAAATGGAAAAGTAAGTCTGTTTAAAGTCCATCAATACCACTTCTCCTTCAGTTGATTAATCGGTGTTCCAGCTACTCCGGCACTTTCTCCGCTGTCAGTAGCTTTGAAATACGCACCTTTGATTGATGGGTACATAAATTCAAACATCAAATAATTTGCTGCATCGCAAAGATATTCTGTGTTCCCAGTCTCACGATACTTTTTGATGCACATATCGTGGGATTCCAAGGCGTTTACCAACTTCTCCCCGAAGTTATCCTTTGCCGTACCATACTTGTAAAAGCTTACCTCAACCCTATTCTGGCGTAATTCATCGAAACGGTCTGAATATTCTGTTGGAAGTTCTGTTCCTATTTGGCTCATATATTTTAATCCTCCACAATTAGTTGATTTTTTTGTTCAAATTTCAATTTTCTTGGCTTATGCCTATATTTTATCGGATTAGAGGTTTTTGAAATATATTTGATTATTTTATCACAGCAATTCTTTGTCAATAATCTGGAAGTTCGCCCTGTGGATATAAAGAGCTTTTCCGTCAATCATTAACTTTGTCATTTTAGGTAGATCGTCCGGGATTTTCCAGAACACCTCGTCACCAGAATATGCGGCTATCGGCTGTCCAAGTTGAGATTTGATTACTACAACCCTGGATTTCCCGAAATAATTTTTATAATAATTCACAATCCCGGCTATGTATGTGTTCTCTGAAATCTTCCCAGTTGAATGACTGGTAATATCTTCCTGGGTAAAATCAACCTCCGGCTCCAATCCTTTTTGCTCAAAAATACAAGTATCACCACAGCTTTCAATTTCTTTACCGTCAATCAGAATTGTAATAACGGAAGATACGTCATAGCTGGTTGTTTCGTTACCCTCGCTATCGTAGCCCTTAGATTTCGTTTTATTCCCGGAAATATTAATCTTGTCCCCAGTGGTGGTCATAACCTTCTTGCCGTAGTTATCGTAGGTATAGATTGTGTAGCTGTTTCCAGAAAGATTTCCTTTCACGTCATTCATGTAATCGTCATTCGCTGCACAGCCTGTTAGCCCTGTGATAATGCAAATACAGATAATGGTTGCCAGTAGTGCTTTGATTCTTTTCATGGTTTTTGTCCTCCCTCATATGTCTCATAATCAATCGTTCCCAAATCACCGTACACATCTGGATAATAAATTCCAACCCAGAAGTTATCTTCCATTGTTTTGTAGTAAGTTACTTTTACATTCCATCTCTGTACCTCGTCAATAATTTCTTTGTTGAGAAGTCCGAATTGATCTCGGCAAGCGTCGCTTTCCAGTTTGTAAGTCAATGCTTTGTATTTCTCAGCATTTGCCTGTCTGGTGGCGGTAACATTGGTTTGAGTGAGTAGTAAAATCAATCCAGCTACCAGGAACCATACTGCACCGATAAAAGAAATTACCACGCCAAAAGACAATATAAATCCACTCACATTTGAATACTCATATTCGCAGCTTAAAGATTCGCCTATTCTATTTGCAATCAGAATAATAACGCCGACTGCAAAAATGATTATTGATAGCCAAAATATCATAGTGTGTCCTCCCTGTCCTCAATTTTCATTAACAAATTTTTCCGTATGTAGCCAGACATGAAATGCGAATAATGGTGATCCGTGTACTCACTAAATGAAGTGCCAAAGTATTCATCAATCACTTTCATATATGTTTCAATCTCAACATTCTGGAAGTAATCTGGATTTGGCCCGAATCCAAACTTGTCCAGGATATTATCCAAAGCGTCTTGATTGATTTTTATGTGCGGTTTTCTGGTTCGTTCTTCATACCTCTTGAAGAAATACTTTGATACTACCAGAAAGCGGTTGGTTGTGTATGGGCTTGTCGTATATCCTAGTTCTTCAATCCGTACTGAAACCTGGTTCTTGAATGCAGACCAGTTAAAAGATTTACGGTCTATTGGAGTATACTGGATGTTCTCCTCGGTCAACATATTTTTGATATGTTGAGAATTGAACCACTCGTTAGAGTGGTATGCATTTTTCTTTTCTTTTAACTCCGTAGTAGATGTATTATCTGGTTTATCATTAATATCTGAAATATAATCTCTGTTTATAGTTTCTGGTATTGTTTGACGGTTTGAATCGCATTGATCACTCATGGGTGCTTCATTCATTGCGCACTCATGCGCATTGGAAAAATCATCTGGCAAATCAATTTTGTAATCACTTAATGGGTAGCCCTTTTCTTTCAGTGCTTTTGCTATATTTACAAGGCTAACACGATATTGCAAAGTTCTATCCCATTTGTATTTTGGATTGTTTCTTTTTGAAATAAAGCCCATATTTACCAATTCATTGATATACCGTCTTACTTGGCTTACCGACAATCCAAGCATAATTTCATTGGATAGTTCTTCTGCTGTTTTGTATATCCAGCCATAAAATAATTCCTTTTCTTCTTCTCCATTTTTTCGTGCGATTTCATTTTCTTTTTCAATGAATTTATCTGCATCGGAAACTCTTTCAGACCAATAAATAAATTGTTTTAATATGATTGCTTTACGAAAATCTCCTGTAATAGCAAGCAAATCTTCACGCAAAACTACTTTTTTAATTTTCTCCATCTTATTCACCTGCCGCTCTGTCTAATTTATCGTGAAATTTTCTATGGCAATTTTCGCATAACACTATGAGATCGTTATCTGCAACTGATCTCATATGTTCTCGTCCGTGATTTTCATATGTTTTATGGTGGACATTAAGTTTTCCACTCTTTCCGCATAGCTGGCAACGGTAATTTGCACTTTTTAACTTATAATTTCTAACTCCATCCCAATACGGTGTATGTAAAAAATCGTTATAATCCATATTGTTGATTTCGTTGCAAATTTCTTCTTCGTCTGGATTATTTCCATATTTTTGACACATAATATAGTTAACTTTATCTTTTGCAGATACGCCATCACTAAAGCAAGCATTAGGATTTAGATACGCCTTGTATCTGATGGTACGATTTGCAAGTTCCTCTTTCCTTTCTTTTTCCCATTTTTCATGAGATATAGATTGTTCGATCTTTCTTTGCTTCTGATATTCTGTTTCGCACTCATCGCATCTGAAATACTCATTATTAGTATCTTTATTATTGATACATTTAATCATATTTAAAATTCTAGTTTTAGAAATCATCCGAGTATATATTTTCCCACAAATAGGACATTTTATTTGATATTCATATAAAACCTTATCTGTGGGAGTTAAGTTATCATATCTATAAAATGCATTAGTGATTTCTGTTGTTTTTGCATTCATCAGAATTTTTGTAAGTTCAAAGTCGATAAGATCTCCACGTTTTATTAAATTGTCATTTTTTCGGATATCAGAAAAGACTACATTTTTGATAAATTCTTTGTTCATATAGATAACCTCCGTATTGGTTGTTGGCGTACCATGAACCGCCAGAATCCGTAATTATAAAACAGTGGACAGGCGTATTACGGTTTACGCTTTTCGGGAGCTACCCTATCCCACTGGTTTTACCAAAATTAACGGTTAAAATAAAAAAGAGCCGCCAAGTAAGATAAAAATTCCTCAAAATCGAGAAATATTAATTTCTTCTTAGCGGCTCAAAAATTCAAGACCGTGTGTACTTCTTCATTGAGAAAATTATACCACACAATCAGCCAAAAATCAATATGCTGGGGACGGTTTGAAACGGCTATCCGTATCATTCTGGGCTTTTGTTACTGCTTTTGCAATCTCGCTTCCGTCCAGAATAATGCTATTCATAATGTACTGCGGATTCTTGTTTCCGCTGTTCATACTCATTGCCATTGCAACTCCCTGGGCTACTGCTTTTGCCATTTCTTCTTTTGTGAGTCCCATGCTTCCGTCCGAACTAGAAACAATGCTGTCTGCGATCTTCTTCATGGTTCGTGGATTTTCCAGCGGAAGAACAGCTTCGGAACCGGCTTCACCGATGCCAATTACCTGTGCGCCGTTGAAAAGACCACCTTTGGCGTACCAATTAGGATAAACCCAATCAGGACTATAAACAGGGGTTGAGCTTGTCTTTCCGTTTCCAAGATTATGTTTTCTCCATTCTGAAATGCGATAAGTAAGCTTTGGCATTCCTACTAATTTCATTCCATCTGCAAAGGATTGTGCGGTTTTCATTCCTGCCGATTTTAAATCTATTTTAAATAAACTTTCAATCTTACTGGAAATCCCAGACAAATTAGATTCTGTGTAGGTTTTCATTTTTCCGGTTTCTGTATCAACCTTGCCAGAAGCCTTTTCCCAAATCTGGTTTGTATTGATCAAAACGGAAGACCAATAACTTTGAATGGTTGTCATAACCTTACCCATTATATCTTTGGTATCGGTGTCCATGGTTCCGAGGGCTGTCGATACTGCATTTGCGGAATTTCCCCAGTTTGTTTTAGAGTTGGTTTCAACATCATCATTTGTGTTCTTTATCTTTGACCAAATGGAAGGCATTGTGCTTTCTGTGCTTTTTTTCATCCCAGCCATTGCAGTGCTTACGGCAGTATTGGCGAGACCAAAGCCAGTTTTTGTCTTGGATGATACGGAGCTAGAAGCATTTGCAACAGCGGTAGTAATACCGCCCACTGCTGTTTTCACAGATGTAGTCATTCCATCGAAAGAATTCTTTGCACTTGTTTCCATTGTAACAACTGCATCTGGAAAATCTTTTCTGAGTTTTTCATCTAATTCATCTAACGGAACGCCAGCATTTTTTAATGACGTATAAACTGCGTCTAGTGCTTCTTCTGTATTAGCATATGTTCTTCCAGATATTGCACTATCAAGAGCATCTTTAGCAGTTAAGTAGTCTCCACTAAATTGCTCGGAACTAAGACTTAAAAGATAAAGTTCGTCTTTCAAATCAGATATACTGATTTTGGTTGTGTCAAATTTTCCAGCTGATTCAGATACACCATCTCCAAGGGCTACAGCTTTATCAGTCATATCTTCCAAAAATCCAGTTGATACGCCCGCCTGTGCGCCGTATTTTTCGAGAATTTTTCTTGCATCTTCGGTTGATACGCCAAATTCTCCAAGTTTCTGAATGAAACTATCATACATTTCAGAATTTGATTTTCCAGCACTTTCATCTGCTTCAATTAACTTCCAGAGCTCTTCTGCTTGGTCTTGTGTTATTTTATGCGCGCTTTCCATCTCGCCTGTATAATCATGGAGATAACCACCTGTTTGTGTGAGAATACCATTTCCACCTTGCGCAGCTTCTGTAATACTTGCAATTCCTTTAGCAAGTTTAACAGATAATGCCGTTGCAACAAATACAATCCCAGCGGTTCCAAATATAGTACCAAGCGTTGAAGAAAACGTTTTAAGTCCGCCTGTTGAAGCTGTTTCCGCTGCATCTCCAACTCCCTTTATTGCTTCACTTGCCGCACTTGTACCATTTCCTATCACATCCGCAAGTTTATCTGCAATTAATTCTGCATTTTTCTTTTCAGCTATTTTTCCTGCAATATGTCCCACAAGTGAGCCAACAAGAGTTCCAATACCTGTGATATTTGCTATTTTCACTGCAATAAATGCTTTTGTAAGCCATTCTGCAATATGTCCGGCTATCGGGTGCTTCTCCTCTAATCCATCAAACAATCCGTTTAATGCGCTGGTAAGACCAGTCAATAACAAATCAGCCGCAGTACTAAGGATTTCTCCCCATGGCAATTCACCAAGGAATGTTCCAACCCCTTGTCCAAACTCATAGAATGTGTCTGTCGTGAGAGAATCTTTTAATGCAGTACACAAGTGAGATATAAAATCTCCAAGAGCCTGTCCGTTCTCTTCCCAATTTGTATCTTTGATGAATTTAGCGATTCCATCTCTGATTTTCGTTGCAAGGTCATCCCAGTTAAATGTTTCTGTAAATGCCTTTAAGCTTTCAAACGCTCCGTTCAGTAAACCGGAAAGAGCGTCTGCAATTGTGTTCATGTCTATCTTTTTGATTGCACCATTTAAGGCTTTTCCAATAGCAGTTCCAAGCTCACCCCATCCAGTAATTCCAGCACCATCTTTTTTAGACATATCCTTTACAAAGCCAGAAAGCATTTTCCAAGATGCCATAAAACTGTTTCCGATTAAGTTTCCAAGACCTGTCCAGTCAATTTCCTTTATAGCTCCTTTTAAAAGTTGAGACAGTTTTGCCCCTATTCCAGAAAAATCTATTCCTCCATCTCCAAGCAACAGGTTTAGAGTATTTACTGCTGTGTTAATTCCAGCTCCAAGCAATCTTCCCATTAAGTCAAAATCTATTCCGCTAACCATGGAATTGAATGCCGTGGTAAATGCATTTACAAATTCGGTTATTTTCGGGCCAACATTATTCCAATTAATAACTTCATATATTTTTTGCATTCCGACATTTATCATATCTGCAATAGTAAAGCCTAGTCCCTGCCAGTCTTTATTGATAAATGCTTTTCTGATTTTAGCAGCCCATTTATTAATTGGTGTTTCGTCAACAGTCAAAACTTCGTCCAAGGAATCTTGTATTCCTGCAAAGCTATCAGCCAAATCGCCAAGTCCAGAACCAAGGCTTTTAGATGCAGTCCCGGAATCGTTTGAGTTATCAGCAAGCTGATTTAATTGGTCGAATGGTAATACAGAAAGTGCCTTTTTCAGTTTCTTAGCAGATGATGTAGCGTCATCAAGCCCAGAAGATGCGTCATCACCAGCTGTTTCTATACCGCCTAAATTAGATACGATATCACTAACTCCACTCTGTGAGCCTTTCAGTTTCTTCCCCATCAATACATACATGAAGTTACGGAACACATTCGCAGCTTGCATAAGTTTTGACATAAGTGCATTAAGCGCTTGAATAGCCGGGAGAATTCCAGCAATTAAACCTTGTCCGATTACTGCAGAAAGCGACTGGAAGTTCAGAGTGAGTAAACGAACCTGGTTCGCCCAGGTGCCAGATGTCCTGGCGAAATCTCCTTGCACATCGCCTGTGGCTGACATTAAATAGTTATATCGAAGAGCAACTTTTTCAGCTTGGGACATTGCATTATAAGATGTTGTAATTCCCCTTGAAAGAGCATAAGCCTCCATATTTGCAACGGATAAATTAATACCCAATTGTCTTAAAGGCTCAATTTCCCCGGAAATTCCAGAGCGTATTTTCTGAAAAGCAGTATCTGTATCAATGTTGTAAAATGATGCAATATCCCCGGCTAATCCAGCAAGAGAAATTGACATTTTAGAAGCTGCATCTTGCGCAACACCAGATGATTTCATCATTGCCATCATGATTCCAGAATATTGCTTTGCTGCCAATTCTGATAATCCAAATTGTTCTTTGGCCGTAGAAGCAAATTTGTAGGCTTCATCTGCCATGCTTCCAAAGGAAACATCTACAACATTTTCGATTTCTGTAATAGCAGAGCCAAAACCAATTGCACTTTTCCCTAAATTTGCCAGACCACGAATAGCCTTAAAACCGATAGCAGTTTTAAGCAAATTTCCGAGATTAAAAGAAGCGGTTTTAATTCCAGAACTACTATTCCCGAGACGTTGAAACCATCCAATAATGCCTTTTACCCCGGTTCCAATTATAGAAGAAGTTTTACTAACAATATTACCAAGGCTAGATGTTGCAGATGATAATTTAGAAAACGCACTGGATATAGAATTTGTAGCGGAATTTACCTTTCCACCTGCATTAGCCAACTTTGCCAGTGCTTCCGTCATGCGGATGGTGTTCTCACTGATTTTAGGTGCAGTTTTCATTACATCAAAGAAAGATAACACTTCTTTTGCCAGTGTTCCAAGTTGGCTTGATGTTTGTCCGATTTTATTCCCAGAGCTTGCCAATTGCGCAATAGACTGAACAAATCTATTCACAGGTTCAGATATATCGCCAACGCTTGTAAAACTCTCTGCAATTAATTTAAGGTTGCTTCCAAGTCCAGGTAATTCAGCGGATACATTTGAAATATATTCGCCAGAATTTGCTAATCTAGCCATGGAATTTACAAAACGATTTACACTGGAAGATACGTCTGGAATCTCTGATAAATTGCTTAATTGATGGATTGTTTCTCCAAGTTTTCCAGAATCAAATCCGCTAACATCAACCTGGCTAAGCCTGTTGATTGAGTTGATAACTGCATTCAGACCAGAACCTTTATAATCTACTCCACCCATTGTCTTTATGGAATTTGAGAATTTTCCAATTCCATCAGCAATGCTTGTCATTTTCCCTATATCAAGTTCTTTTAGTTTTCCAAGTTCCCTTACACAACTACGTAATCCGTTTGTATTAACTCCGCTTAATGCGGAATTAACTTCTGTGAGTTTATTTGAAAGATTAGTCAGCGCACGTACTGCTTTTTCTGTACTACTGCTAATTTGTATATCAAGGGTATCAATGGTATTTTCAGCCATTTTATTTATCCCTCCTTTTTTACAAAAAAATAAAGGGCAGACAAGACTTATTCATCCTGCCTGCCCTTTTCATGGTTAAGCTCAAAGTTCGCCTGCATGAGTTGCAAGCTTGCCAAAAGTGCGTTTCTCTGTTTTTTCTTTTCTTCTTCGGAAAGTATGCCTTCCTGTTTACGCTTTTCTTCCTCCGCTGATTCCAGTAAAGGTTTCTTCAAATACTCTGCTTTGGATTTTTTCCCAATTAAAGCATTTGCAACAGCCGTAAATGTAGCCGATGTTTGATAAATACCAGCTTGCCAGAGTTCAGCGTCTTTCCTTTTTTGGCGTATCTTTTCAGCTTCGAGATAAGGTTTCAATTCAGCTGGCGTAGAATCCATAAATTCTTCTTTGGATACACCGATAGAGAGGTATAAAGGAAGAATCTCTTGGTAAACAGCTTCTCGAAAAGTTAATTTTTCTTTTTGTGATCCTGTGGGAGCTTCGTTGCATTCTTCTCCACTGCCTGTGCTTCTGCTACTGCATTCAGAAGACCGGATAAAAAACCATTTTTCTCCAATTCTTTGTCAAGAAGTTGGTATAAATCAAATCCACTTTTTGGATTTTCCTCAGTTCCTTCATCTTCGTAATCATCCAAAAGGTCACAGACTTTATTAAGAACAGCTTCTTTTTCAGAATCACTTTCATACCCAAACTCTTCCTTGTGCTTCTTTTGAAGTCCGGCAAGAAGCAGTTCCGGGAGAAGAGAAATCATCTTATGAAGACTTCTCTCTTTTCCATCTGTAATCCCCTGCACCTTGTCCAGCACATCTGTTTTTGTAAGAAGTCCGTATCCAAATACAACCTTATATTCTTTTCCATGTACATTAAAAGTTACCATTTTATAATCCTCCCATTAAAAACATCATTCTGATTTTGTAAGAGCAACCTTTGTTTCAAGTCCCTTGTAATCTGTGATAATAAGGGAAATGGACATTGTTGCAGATTCATTCTGTCCAACTTCTGGAAGTGGAATCTCACGTCCGCACTCAGCTATAACAAAGAATGCATCTGTCATATCCGGGAAAACAACCTCAAACCATGTTGCAAGTCCAGTTTCTTTTGCTGTCTTAGATGCACTATAAAGTTCCTTAATCTGCTTAACAGATTTATCTGGATCCATGATAAATTCGATTTCCCATGTACCTCCAGTATCCTGTCTACCAGCTGCATATTTTGTTATATAATCTTCCAATGCTGATACGTCAATCTGCTCTGTATCAAGTGAAATTCCACCAATAGAGCTTGCAAGCTCAAGTTGCTTAAAAGTTGTAGGCTTTACGCCTTTTTCGGTTTCAACTCCATAACCAAAAGTCACGCCTAATGTTGTTAAACGGCTCATTATTTCTCCTTTCTACCTTTAACTCTTTAAGGTCAGCAATTTTTTTCAAACAAAAAATCGGTAATATGCACGTAACCCTGTGCCGGGAGATAGCGGATCACCGCCTTTCTACTCTTCTTTTCCAGACTGCTTAATAAGCTGATTTACATAAGTACTTAATCCAGCAACGATAATTCCTTGTGTAATTGCAGTAAACAGCGCCATTGCAGCTTCCTGTGAACCGGAAACTGTAGATGTTGCAAAAACATAAAGACCGCAAATTAACACACCAAGAATTCCTAAAATCATTGGAATAAATTTGTCAGAAATATTCTCTGACTTTTTAATCATTGCCCCGATAAAATAAAGAACTACAACGACAATAAGTAATTCTGGCTTTACATAACTTAAAATCTGATCCATAATCTCACCTCGCTTTCGTTTTAAGCATAAAAAAAGAACGTCTATGCGTTCATTGGTTTCAAAGTAATTTTCCTGTATATATCCGGCTGTATCGGCTCACAAGCTTTTTGATTCCACTGTCACCAAAAAACATAGGTTCCGGGCCATATGTACGACGGAATCCCATGCTCACCATAGCTTTGTGACTTATCTTGTCCAATTCATACAATCTGGTTAATGCTTTACTCCCAGATGTGAAGCAATTTACTTGAAATGATGGCATTGTTGCGCATTCATCCCCTTCAAGGTCACCTCTCGTAATTGGATTTCCAAGCATATAAAGCTGTGCATATGCTTTTTTGCCAGAAGCATTTGTCTCGCTCCCATCCATGGAATAATTGTCTGCGCCAGTAATCTTAGAAACAGCCGCTCCCCACCTTGAAAAAACTTCCAATACAGGGGATTCTATTGTGTCCGGCATATCTGTCACCTCACAATAAAAAAATGCACTCACCTTTATAGTGAACGCATTGCATTTTATACTACAATTTAACACTGTAATGATAACATAATTGTTTAGTATCATTCAGTATATTATGGTATCTTCTTTAAGAAGAGAACGCTTCTTTAGCAATTTTACGAACGGCAATAATAATGGCTTGTTCTGCGTGATACATAGGCATATACGCTCTATTTCCATATGAATGGTGCGGACGTCCACTTTCATCTGTGTACCACCATCCGTTTGGATTGTCCCAGTCTGATTTTTCTTTTTTGGAAGGATATGTTCCCATTCCGTAAGAATTTCCACTAGATAAAGGATAATCATTTGTACCGTATGTTATTCCTGCTGAAAATTCAATGAACAACACTTTTTCACCAGATAGTCTAACAGAAGCCCCGACTATATTTCCGTTTTGATCGTTGATGATTTCTGTATAGTAAGAACCTTTTTCTTCATCCGGGATTGACTCCATGGTCGTTTGAATAACATCCAACCCGATTTCAGCCAATCGTTTTACAAAAATCTCATTTTTCCTCTGTAGCTCATTTTGGTAAACTTTTAATTTGTTGATGGCATTTTGAATAGATTTCGTGGATAAGTCGCATTTTATTGTCTTACCCATCTTCGTTTCCTCTTTTAGAAATTCCGTATGTGGCAATATTGCCTTTTTGTGTGTCTAAAATCTTCTTTAGTGTGTAGTCTGGCAATACTGTAGGCTCTCCATTTTCGTCCAAAATAAGACTTCCATCCTCACTTATTTGTGGGATTCTATCTATCCAAAATATATCAGCTTCCTGTGGATGGAAATTTCGATTAAAGCTTGTAATATACCTGTCGTAATCTGGCACTATTCCGGCTGCAATTTCTTCTGGTGTTCCGGCTGTAGATGATACAGAAAAAAAGTATAGAACTGGCTTCTCATAAACTTTAATACGGTCTAATCCTTGTGTTTTCTCGGATATTCGTGACCAATATACTTTTTGCTTTTGACGGACTAATCCTCTCATATTTCCTCTCTTTCTTAAATTTGGTTGCTTAACTAAAGCTTCCTTATCCAGTCAGTACGTCCAACTTCTATTGCTTCCAGCACCAACGCGAATAAGTGTAACTGACCTTTTTTTCACATTTGCACAGATTACATCAAATGCTGTATCTGTCGTAGTACCTGACACACGGTTCACAACGCCGTTATCGTTGTAATTTGCACAGCAGTCACTTACGAAGTAGGTGACACCGTTTACAACGTGCATATAATCCATGTGCTGGTGCCCGCACGCAAAGTAACAGACTGCGTGAGTGGTATCGGTATAATCCTCGTTGATTTTGACATCCCCAAATGTGGTGCTAATATTTTCCGAAAATGTAGTCTTTTTTTGGAGTGCGCTTATCCAATCCACAAGATACTGATACTTAGCATCAGATATAGCTCCGTCTTTTTCAAAGACGTTCCAGTGCATATAGAATGCAAAATGATAGTCTGTTGGTGTGCTTTTTATAGTGTCTCTAAGCCATTCAACAAACCAACTCTTATCTGTATCTGTGTAGTCGATTATAATGTGTCTTATCATTCCGACATTATCATCAACATAATAATAATGTTTTCTCGTTGAGATTCCTAAAGGGGATAAGTTAATCTGGTAATTTAATGCTTTCGCAATCATAACCATATTTGTTCCCCACGCATCACTATCAGAGATAACAAAGTCATGATTCCCCATGACATAAATCATTTTTTTGCCAAAAACAGAAAATGTCTTGTTCATCACCTCGCGCAAATCCGATATAAGATCCTCTTTTGTCCCCAATGTTCGCACATTATCTCCACAGTTAATCAGCATTTTTGCGTTGGTCAAGGCTCTTATTCGCTCAATTAGCGGCAAAAAAGTCCACGTGTTGGCGGGTGCATGAATATCAGTTACAAAAATATATCCAACGCCATAATAATCTTGAGCCTCATCTTTGGCAATCGCGGAATTGATTTCATCGATTTTAACATCAAGATGATTTCTATAATAGCGCGGAAGAATATATTTATATTTTCTGTTGGTCAAAATGCTGGCACCAATAGAGCCGTTCTTGTTGGAATTTATCAGTGCTTTTACTGATCCTTCAGGTGCTTTTGCTCTGTAGTCAATATAAGTCTTCCATTTTGCTTGTTTGATGTAAGATTTTATTATATTATTACTTTTGTCTACAAACGCAATTCCAATCCAGTCATTTCCTATTTGCAAGTCAAAAGAATACAACTCGTTTGGCTTTACCGAAACTTCTATACACTTCATGTATCTCGATTCTGTTTTTTGCATAGGATTGCCATTCCATCCATATCCTTCATATCGGATTTCGGCAAGCTCTCCATCAAAATCATACCCATTTTTATAATAGGTTTCTAAATCTTCCTTTAGCAAACCAATAGCTTCTCCCGTTGCTTTTGCTTCTGCAAGCCCGCCTTCTATAGTCAATGTAGTGTCTGGCTGTGATACACTCTGGATGTCCTTAATAGCTTGTTCTTTTGCGGAATTTACATTTTGAACAGCTTCCGCAGATGTGTTTTTAGTAAGCTCCAAAAGCTGATTTATAACATCTTTTTCTTCCTGTCCTATCTGTGGTTGATCAATCTCGATACCCTCTAGCACTGGTACTTCCGATATTGCGGTATTCCATTCAACACTAATATTTGAATCGGAATCCGTTTTAACAGCGCAAACAATAAAACGTACCGTTCCCATATACCTTGCTGCATTTCTTCCAATCAACCAAGAAAAAGTTACATTTTCGCCATCTACAGCTACATCATCACAAATGTATTGGTCTTTGATAGAAACATTAAAATCCACACTGCTTACGTTTTCAAAGTTAATTCTGACTGAAAATTTGGATAAATCAAGATTATCTCCTACAATTTTGGGACATGAAAATTTAATACGTTCTGCATTCTTGTCAGATTGTACTCCACCAACTACGATTGTAGAGGGCACGAAAATAATCCTTGTCTTAGCATCAATTGTGCATATATCGGATTCTTCAGAAAGCAAATTAACATCTTCTTTTGTGCTCATAAGTAAATCAAGTGCTGTTGCCATGTTCTACCCCCTCTGTGATACTTTGGTTTTACCAGTAGTTATAATGTATTTTCCGTTATCTTTCACTCCGGTGACAGATACAGAAAAATAATCCCAAGTAAGGGCTTCTGGCGGAATTTCACATTGATTGTTTTTCAGTATTACTGGGTATTCTCTTTCCATTCTCCAAAATGAAGCAGCTGTTTTACATCCGTTCCACTCTGGTGAAAAGATAAACAATGCTTTAAGATATCCAGTCGTGCCCTTTACCAGTCCAGAGAAATCACACTTGGGATCTGGATAAATTCTTTGATTATTTACAATAAATCTTAATACTCTCATGCAATCATCCTTTCTGCTCCAACAGGTGCTACATATGTGAATTGGTTTCCCAAAATATCTCTGGCTGTTCCAATCACGAAATGGCCGTAGTCTGCCAGAATATTGCATACAAATTCCTCTGCATCAACCCAATATCGTTTTTTAATCATACGGTGAAGCTCTGGCAGTAGACCATAGCTGAACATCACGCAATGCCCTAATTCGTGGATAAATACACGGTTCAGAAGTTCTCCATGCAAGTTGCTTGCAATCGAAATTGTCATTGTAGAGTAATCAGATACAGCAAGTGTTCTATTTCCAGTGCGGTCAATTAACACGTTATCGTGTGGGGATACGAACTGTACTCTCCATAGGTCACCGTTCATGTAAAATTGTCTTAGCATGGCTTATCACCATCCTTTTCTCAACTAAAAAGCCCCTGCCGCACTACTGCAACAAGGGCTTAATCAATAATTTAATCATGTCATCTGCTGAACCAAACGGCTCAGGTCAGTTTTCATCTGCTGTCTGAGCGTTGCATCTGCATCCGACCACATTTCCGTAAGGTTACGAATAATATCTGATGTGTATTCTTTCATGGAATCATCCATTTTTCTCTTGGATTCAGAATCCTTAGAATCATGATAGTGCCTACGATTCTCATCGTATCTATCATAGGACTCGCCATATCTGGATTTCTTCCGATTTATGTCACCCATTTCCATATCACTACGGTCTGGATGATATCCCATGCGGTACATGTTGCGCTCAAATTCTGGATTGTTTAAATACTCGTCCATCCAGTCATCGTCTTCCATGTACAGATATGGTCTATAACCTTTTCTAGTTCCCCTACCTTTTGGAGCGAAACGCCCATTTGAATAGCGGTAACGGTCATATCCCATGCGTCCAAGATACTTTTCTTCCTGTTCGCATTCATCCATAGCTTCTACGATTCTGTAATCTTTATCTGCACAAATCGCGCACTTTACGGATTCCATGCAGTCTTTCAGATCGTCCCAGTCTTGAGCACTGAGATTATCAAAGCCATGTGTTTTGGCTTTTTCCATAGCCCATTTTCCCATTTCCATTGCAACTTTATGCATTACAGTGCCCCCTTTCTAACAGCCTGCGTAACAGGTGCTTCTGTCGTTGGGGCTGTACCATTAATTGCTTTCAAATTGTTGCTCGGACTACAAGCCGGATTTCCTAACATCTTGAATACTCCACCAGTTGCACTTGTGGCTACTCTGGTTGCGTATTTTGTTCTTGTTCTGACACCACATGCTGTTACCTGTGCGCAGCAACGATTCTCTAGTGGATACAATGTTGTTCCTGTTCCTATCTGAATCATCACTGGGGCAGTAATTGTGGTTGCATTTGGAATAGACTGTGCTAAAACAATGCAGTATTTTTCTCCATTATTGTAGCTTCCTTCTGGAATAGTAACCACAAGATTTCCACCTGTGAATGCAACTGCAGTAGACAGCACAAGGTGATTACAGAGTTTACAAACATTTTTACAACTCATATTTCTACCTCTCAATCAAAATAAGAGGTGAGCCGCAACCCACCTCTTAGAATTTAGTCAACCTCTAAGGGTGAGTTACTTAGCAACAACCGTTACCATATGTATTACATCCTGCGTATGCATATGGAGCTGGAACCTGGAATGCAGGAATCGGAGCCGGGTTGATTGCATTGATTAATCTCTGAGCTTGTGCGTACATCTCTGTTGTAAGCAATGCAGACTGGCGATCCTGGGATGCAGCACGTTTCAGATCAGAGTTCTCTGCCTGTAATGTTGCAATCTTATCGTTAGTCAGGAAGTCAAGGATTGCTCTTGTGTTGCTGTTCTGGTTTTCCAGAAGGTCTCTGGTGTTGTTGTTCATTGTGTTCTGGAGAGCACAAGTGTTAGTGGCAAGGTTATAATTGATGCCCTGGATGGCTTCTCTTGTTTCGCAGCAACAGTTTGCTAACTGAGACTGTAATGCGTTGGTATTCTGCATACCGGCTACAGTATCAGCATTGATTGCCTGCTGAACGCCGTTGAAGCCTTGAAGCATTCCGACATTCATACCATTAAAGCCACTCTGCATGGTATTGTTAAGAGAATATGTGCTGTCACAGATACCCTGCTGAATACCTCTGATACCATTCTGAATATCATTAAGGGCGAATTCCTCATTAATATCTGAACGGGTAGCCCATCCTTGGAAACCTGCACCATTTGTACCGTTTCCACCATTGCCACCCCAGCCGCCAAAGCCGCCGAAACCGCCCCAGCCAAAGATAAGCAATATTATAATCCACCATGCCCAGCCACCGCCAAAGCCATAGCCTTCATCGGCACGGTTATTAGAGCCGCTTAATACAGCGACATCGCTTGCTGATAATCCACCATTCATCATAGCGATTACCTCCTTATTGATTTTTGTAATTTATACAAAATCAAAAGACCGCGGCTCTTTTAATTATTGTAGCGAATTTATTTTATTCCAAACTGGTTCTTAACCTGCGACAGTATATCGTCTGGATTAATATTTCTTTCTTTACAAAGATTTCTTGCAAGTTTTTCAATTCCTGCATTATCACCTTTTTCCATCATGTTAATTGCATTGTCAATTACAGGATTATTTCCAGATTGCTGTTTCATCATATTGATTATGGCTTGTTGAGGATTCCCTCCACCACGTATCATCTGCATAAGTTGCATTGGATTCATCATCTCTGTTTACCTCCATTCTGCTTGGGTTCCGATGTTCCAGACATTTGTGTCGGGAACATACTCTTTATTTCGGAAATCTCAGAACAAACATCGTTCCGAAGCTGATTAAACATAGCTTCTATGTCAATCGGTTTTTCTTCTGCCTTTGGTTGCTGTTGTTCTTCCGGATTTATAAGTCGATAAACAAAAATTCTACTTCTTCCATCTGCCTGTAATTGTTTTCTATATATTTCTGTTCCATCTGTTTTTGGATAATAAACAGGATTACCGGACATATCTACATCTTTTGCCTTTACAGTATCAATGCCATCTACCATCTGTCCTTGCAACATGGGGATTTGTGGCACTTGTGGCATTGGTTGTTGAATTTGTGCCTGTCCGTATGGCATTGCCTGCTGATAACTATTCTGCAATTGTGCTAATCTATCTTGATACGGCTGTATTTGTTGAAATGGTTGCGCAAAATACGGATTACCATACTGCATATCTCAAACCTCCCTTGTTTTTATAACTATATTTTACAATAATAAGAGGTTGATTAACACGCCATGATAACGCCATAAATACGCCATTTTCTATTAATACAAAGAAAAGCCCCGACAATACATCGGGGCAACTTTCATAATTTTCTTCTTTAATTTTCTGTTTATGCGGTCTACGGTTCTTGTGCTGTAACCCATGATTTCTGAAGCTTCTGCAAGTGTTTTTTCTTCGTAAACACGCAATCGGAATAACTCTTTTTCTCTGGAATCAAATCCAGCTTCACGCAAATAGAAGATTCTTTCATCTTCTGAAAAGTCTTTATAATTATCCATTCCACCGTCCTCCCTGTTAGTGGAATCAATATTACACCGGGAAAATGCCTTTAAGAGCAAAGCCTAAAACAATACCGATTATGCCAGTTATGACATAAGCAATAATTTTGTCCTGTAATTTTCCTGGTTTTTCCATGAGTGCTTTTAAATTGTCGTTCATTTCGTCAACTGTATCTTTGATGTGTCCCAGATCGTTGTTGTATAAAGCAATTTTCTGTTCTAGCGCATTGATACGATTAAAAAAGCCTTCATCCCTTTTGGAATGCTTTTCTTTCATCTCACGGACGGCATTTTCCAATTCTTCCAAGCGGTGTTCGTTGATACACTCGTGTTCACATCCCATCGCTATTCCTTTCCATCACTCCCATTTTTTAAGATATTGCTTCTACCCACCTAATTTGAAGCACCCCTGCGATACGTGGGAGGATTGACGTATCACGCACACACCATCTTAGAATCCGATAAATGGAAAAACACCATGATTTACATAAATTTCAGTTTCGGAAGTCCAATTTCTGTTTACAGAAGATTCGGAATGTGATCCTTGAAATTCAGCTCCCTGTTTCACAAGAAAGAAAAGAGCCAAATCAAATATGCAATCATAGCAGTTTTCCATATCGGAATTTATTTTATCATCACTGTAAGAGGAAGGATAATTCCTTTTCTTCTTAAATGAACGAATAGCCCTCTTTGCTGAAAGAGGAATCATCCTCGCAGTTTCTTCATCATCTTCAAGATAATTTGTCAAATCCTCTATAAGCTGTTCGTCCATTTAAGTCACCTACCTTTTCTGAGATAAAATCTCTGATATTATTCCAGCCTTATTAGTTGCTGTCAGGGCATAGCCGTTGTCACTTGCAAGCTGTCTTAACTGAGATACAGTCATATTAGACAACTCGCTTTCTGTATACTTGTGTGTTGATGTATCATTCACGCTTGCTACAGATGGTGACTGGCTGTTTTCATCGAGACTATGCCCGGTTATTCCCCCGCTTTGGTACCGATCACGATACCACCGTTTGCTTTTGGTGCAACAGGAACGAACATACCGGATGCTTTTGTCCATACTGCAACCGGATCCTGTGTAGCCCACATGGAAAGAGTAACAAAGGAACGATTCTCTTCCTGTATAAACTGTCTGTATTCAAGCTCTTCTGGTGTCACACCCCAGAGGCCAACACCGAAAGAACCGTTAGCATCTGCTTCATACAGAGTAAATACATCCTCTTTGAGGTATCTGGCTGTTTTCAGGGTTCCATCTGCTTTTCTGAAATTAAAGTTCTCATCACAACGATCAATTGTGATTCCATATTCCTGCATAAGCAGATTGGCAAGCTCCTGCTTTGTGAGAAGCCTTTTATTTGCAGCACCCAGAACAGCTGTCTGCATTGCAGTGTTGTTCCGCATGTAGTTAATCATTTTAAGAGAAGTAACAGCTTTGTTTACTACATAGCCATTGCCTTCTGCTACAGCTACCATTTTCTGGATATCGCCCATGATATCTGCATCTGGCTTAGACCAATCAGTAAGCGTTACTTTTGCACTTGCTGGAACGCCATAGTCAATTCCCATGTCAACATGGTTCTCTTTGATTGTTACAGCACCAGTGGAAAGGAACTGTCCTTTCATAACATTTGCTCTTGTAACAACGCCCTCGAACAGTCTGGCTGCATCATCAAATACAAAGTTTTTCAGCGCTTCATTATCCGGCACACCATTTTCAATTGCCTGCCGTAAGTTTTCGGACTGATTGATTTTTCTCTTAATGAAGAGTTTTTCAGTCAGGACTTTTTCAAATCCAGGTCTTGTGCCGATTTCTGCTTCGCTATCAAGAGCGTGGACGAATGCAACTTCCGGGAGATTCTGTCCAGCCATAAGTCTGTAATACTCTGCTTTCAGATACTGGGTTTTTGTATCTGGGAAAATGGTGTCAAGAATACCTGGTCTTTTAACGCTGAAATTCTGAGAAAAGTTAAGTCTTTCTTCTTGGGTAATTGATTCCAAAATATTAAATGGCATTTGTCATACCTCCTTAAAATACTGGGTCTTCTGTGACTACAAAAACAATTCCGGATTTTTCAAGATCTGTTTTTGCAGTAGTGTCAACTGTTACTGGAAGTCTCTTTTCGAGAACACGGCCTGCAACAATCACAGAAATTGGTCTCTTAGTATCATCTGTCATATCAACATCTTCAAATACAATGCCGAGTGCACCTGTCGCATTTGTTGGATATACGGAACCTGCTTTAATAATTTTCTTATTTCCAACTGTTTCAGCATTTGTCTGGTCTGCTGTGTAGGTTTTAAGTACAAGTCCAACCTCAGATTCGAGAATATTTGGAGTGGACTCATACTGCTCTGTTTTCATAAAAGCCATTATTTATATCTCCTTTACTTAAATATTTACAGGGGCGTTATCGTCCGCTGATTTGGTTTCCTGGTTCATTTTTGCTGAGTAAGCTTTTGCAAATTCAGCAGCATCACTTTTCACTGTAGGTTTGCCGCCGCTACCGCCTCCTGGATTAGGAGTATTTTCCAATGCTTCCTTCTCCCAAGCTGCTTTTGCGGTATCAAGTGCTGTTTTATTTGCTTCGGAAACTCCCTTAACAAAAGTTTCGACTTCTTTCATTGCATCTTCTGGTTTCTCATACGGTGCAGATGCGTATGCTTTAATAGCACTCGCGTATGTTTCGGTTGAAAGTCCTGCATTTGCGAACATAGAAGTAATTTCACTGGTAAGGGCTTTTTTGTTGGATTCTGCAAGCGCAGCTTTCAAATCAGCTAACTCCTTATCCACTGCTTCCTTTTCTTTCTTGCGTTCAGCTTCTAGCCGTTCTGCTTCGGTCATGTTCTGCTTTTTCAACTCTTCCAACTCTTTTTCCAGGGAATCTGCTTTTTCAGCTTTTTCCTTCAGAGAAACATTTTTGTCTTTCTCTTTCTTAGTTTCAGCAGAAATAGAATCAAGAAGCTTAGAAACCTGTTCCTCGGAAGGTTCTGCAACTCCCATACCGATAAGTGCCTGTTTTGCCTGTTCTCTTGTCATTGAAATCTCCTTTCTTCCAGTCCAATACGCTTTTTCAACACGGTTCGCTCCGCACATGGTCTGTACCCGATTTACGCTCACGGGCTGTTGCAATTTATTTGATTTTGGGTATTAAAAAAGAAGCCTTAGATTTTTCTAAAACTCCTTAAATAATCGAAATTTGGTTCATTCTTCGTTAGATGGAGAATTTGCCATTGGTTCTGTTTTGGACGGATTTTGAAACTTTCCGTCAAGTAATTGCTGTGCTTTCTGCATTTCCGCTTCCGGGTCTGCCAGTTCCGGGTAAATAGTTCCCAGATACGGTAAACTCATTTCGTAGACTTTCTGCGGATCACTAAATAGCCCACAGGTAATCAGCGCAATAAGCGGATGAATTTTATTTTTAAACAGATAATCAAGTGCCTGTGCTTTTACAAGCATATTGTCTGTTGGGTTTCTGGTTATCTTTACATCAAAATCTCTGGTTGAGATATTAACATCATTTGATGTACCACGGATAATATTCAGAATAATTCTAGCAGATTCCTTTTCAGCTTCCTTGGTGAATGCTTCTACCAATTTTGCATCTCTCTCTGCAAAGTCCCATCCATTGCGAAGGTATACAGCATTTCCTGTATCCCCTCCGCTATTGCTTTGGCGGTTTGGCATTGCTTCTACAATCAGCATATTATTGTAGATATCATCCTTCGCAATCTGGCTCTCTGACTGGTTCAGTTCAGCGGTCATCAGTTCAACATCTGACTGACAGCCATTTCCAGTATCTTTAACAGAGATAGCACCAAGTTTTACCATTTTCAAAAACTCGTTTTCATCTATCTCGCAGTTTTTAAACTTCATAAAGGCTTGCACAAACTGTTCCACGCCATTTAATCTATCAGACTGATATTTATTAATTGCATCAAATAAGGTGATTGCAATTTCAACATCTGAAAGTCTGTCGTGATTATTCGGACATTCAACAATAGGAATGCCACCAAAACCATTGATGCCGTAGTTAGTCACTTTTCCATTCTTGATTTCAAAAAACTGGTTCTTTGAATAACATAAATAATATTGCTGTTCATCTTCATCTTTTAAAATCTGCACGGAAAGCATTGGTTTCCCATTTCTCTGTGAGTATACAATGTAACAATCACCTGGATACGGAATGAAGATTCTAAACGGTGGTAAATCTCCGTTTTTTGTCCAGTCCTCTTCTTTCAGAATAGCCTTATAGGAAGTTCCTGTTGCGCTCTGGTATATTGCCCTTTGGATGTTTCTTGCATCTGCATTGGCTTCATCCAGATAATCATTCAGAAGGTCAACTTGCTCATTTATTTTTTCATCCGCATTTTTCTTTTTGCATACATATTGGATTGGCTCCCCACAAATCTGTCCAGCTTTAAATTTTACAGTTTCAAATGCGTGATTTTCAACCACTCTGTTATTAACTTCTGGACGGACTATTTTATTTCGGTATAATATCGGCTGATCGCCTTTCATGTACCGATACAAGTAATCAATCAATGTTCGGTTTCTATTATGTATGCCAATTGTATCTGAAACTACTTTTACTACATTTTGTGGAGTGATTCGGTCAACGCCTGTGTAGGCTACTTTTCTACCGAATTCTCCTCGGCATAAATCTACAAAATTCATTGTATTTCTCACGAGCCGAACCATCCTTTCTACAAAATAAAAAGCACTGGATATTTTAATCCAATGCTCTACTTTATATTTTACACATATTAAAAGTATTTTTCAGTATATTATGGTATCATCTTTCGAAACCTTTTATCTTTTTTACTTCTGCTATGGCTTTTAAATGCTTTTTTTTAATGTGAATCTCTGAATAACCCATCTCGTCTGCGATACGAACCAATGATTTGTACTCAACATAATGCTTAAATAGTATGTTGTACAGCAACGGGTCTTCAACCTGTTCTATGGTTCGGACTATTTCCTGTTTTTTTTGTAAAAATTCGGATATCATTTTTGAAATCTCTTCTCGCAGATCAAATATCTTTGCAACCATATCTCCCATCGGATCACGTTTTACAGAAGTTTGTACCTTTTCTCCAACAGGGATTGCAGATACACTTGTGGAAAGAGAACTGAGCTGTTCTTCTTCGATAAGCTTGTTTTTGATTCTGTTATCATAATTTTCAATCTGGCGTAAATATTGAGTTGCAGTCATCATATTCTATCTCCTCCCCCAAAGTGGATTCTGTGTTGCTGTTACTGTTCCAACTCCGCTTCCATTTTTTAAGAATACTGCTAAGCTAGCGAGTGAATCCGGTGCGTCATCGTGCTTATTTTTTCCTGTCATTGTGAATGAATAGACATTATTCATAAATTTTCTATACTCTGCATTTTGATATCCAGTATCAAGAAAATAAAATTTTCTAATGTTTTCAGCATTATCCCAAATTCTCTGTTCTTTTCTCACTGCTGATTTAGGTGCGTGTCCACCATTATTCAAAATCATTTGTTGAGCATATTTAGAAGTAAGATTAGTTTGATACCCTTGTTCCTTCAACTTTCCTTCTACTTCATCTTTATACCCTTCGCCGCCTGCATTGGCTTCAAAAAAAGCATTCGTAACTTTATTATTGACAATTGCTGATACAACTTTTGGCATAGTAAATTTCTTTTCAGAGTTATCAAATACTACTTCGTGTATATATACAGAACCATCTTCATATACATATGCTACTGGCATTGCAAGGTAATCACTACCACCAAGAGCCACGTCGCAAGCCGAAACTACTTTCAATGGTTCTTCATCTGGAAGTTGTCCATTATAAAAATTCATATGTTGCGCATTAAATAAAGCGCCATCTCTTTCAATAGGTTCCTGCTGATACTGGGCTAACCATCCTGCCATATCATCGTTTTCTTCAAATTTAGAACGAATAGTACGATAATATTTTGTACTGAATCCAACTCCGTAATCGTAGTCAAAATTACTCTCATCAGTTTCCGGGTCAAGAGCTGGAATTTTAAGAACATCATATCTAATGTGTTTTGCTTCTGGATTATTCTGAAGAAATGATAGTCTGTCCATATACAAATCATGCAATGACCAGATAGTACCATTTAGAATCAATTTACATTGTTCTTTCTTTCGTGACATTACATTGTTGTCAAACACAATTTGCTTTCTTCTGAGAATATCTGGATTTAATACATCTTGAATACCTTCCAGGATATCATCGAGAATCAGCCAACCATATGCGTCATACTCACCGTTCAAACCAGATTCCAAACCTTTTCCAGATAATGTCGCATATTTTTTCTTTCTTTCAAGGTCTACTTTGTGGTTCTTTGCATCCGTTCTGGCTATTTTTGAATGAAATACATCTTCATGACAATATGTGGGGTCAGTCCATATTTCCATAACTCCATCTAGGAATGCGCCGCCAAGTCCTTCTTTATATGTAACATAGAGGTTGCTTATCTCTGAATCTCTTGCACAATGCCATGCGGTTCCAACAGTAATAATTTGCGATTTACCAGTTCTGGCTGGCTGATGCAGAAACAATTCGTCAAGTTCATCTTCTTCAAGTGCTTGTAATTTATCTACTACTTTTTTTAATGTTTTGCGTCTTGGTAAATAGAACCGTTCTTCTGGTTTTCTATCTTTTTCTATATACATGGCATAGGAATCAAGCAAATGTGGTGCTTCCAGTAACAAATACTGCCAGTAGATATCGTCAAAGTCACCACTACCAGTTAATGCAGCACACTTCTCTGCTATGTTATGTGAGTATTGACTTACTTTCATAGCCATTTTCCGTGCTTCTTGGTTCTCGTTGAAAGGAAGGTCAATATTCATATTTAAGAGCAAATCAAGGCAATCTTTTTGGTTCTGATAGATTGTCATATCACTACTGATAATTTGATTCAGCACTGCCCGATACCATTCAAGCGAGCCTTCTGTAATTTTTCCCATAAAAATAGAGCCAGACCTCCTTTCTTCTTAGGATTTAGTCTGGCTCTCATGTGGCTCTCTTGACTTTTCTTTTTGTTTTTTGTATTCTAAATATTTTTCAAAACTATATTTTTCACAATATCTACAATTTTCTAATCCATCTGGTTCTGGATGTATACACGGAATGTTTCTTAATTTGCACCATACCATTTAATCACTTAACTTTCTGCAAATTTCAATAAAATCTGGCTTACTAAGTTCTTTCAGTTTGTCAGCATATTTTGGAAATTCATGTGTATATATCGGATGTCCTAAAAGTTTTTCTGCGTATTCGTATGCAAGTCTTTGGTCATCCCCTGTAAGCATACAAATTCCTGTATAGGTTTCAATTACTACGGCTTCTTGTTTTGTCATACATATCCTTTCTTGATAAAATCATCTTCTTACTTCTGAAAAATATTTTCAATTACTTTCCATTCTGCGAATACTGCCATGAGCAATAATGGTACTGCCGAAAATCCCCAATGATTTTCAATCATCATTTGAATTGTGGCTATCAAATAATCTGCTACCCATTTGAATATTATGAAATTCGCAATTATCCAACATATTTTTCTTATTTTCTTCATTTGGTCACGCTTTCTTTACTGGCCATTCAAAGCCAAAATCTGAACGTTTGATTTTACATTGTGGGCTTCCGTCCTTCCAGAATATGATTCCTTCTATTTTGTGTTCGGAAAGATATTTCTTGATTCCATCAAATGTACGCTCGACTTCTACAACATTTCTCCCATGCGGGATAAGATCATCGTAATTATAGTTATATGGATTTCCACTAAAATGTTTTCCAATAGCTTCATACGTGCCGTCCACCCATGGGCTAAGATTACATTGCATTGAAAAATTATACGCTTCTATAAACCACTTATCAGACGGATTATTCTCATCAACCTTTACCCATCCAGGACAATGACCTGTAATGGAATCTGGCTCGCAGCAAGGGATAAATCCCTCTGGTGGTATTTTACCTTTCTTGCAGTCGTATCGTTTATAATATTTTCCATCAATTACTGCACAACAAGAACCATCATATTTGACCGTTGCAATACCTTCTCCTTCAAGTACCCATTCCATACCCGGATGCACTTTTGGAAGAACCTTTACAATCTTATGGTCTTTGAATTCTCGCTCAAATAATGTTGGTATCTTTTTCATTTGCTCACCATCTTTCTTTTTGATTTCAAGTATTTTCTGTATTTGCGACTGTATTTCCGAAGAATTAAATCGAGCATAATGCTATTTGTCTGTTCTACATTTTCTGACATAGTTGTGAGATATGGATAATCTTCTCTATCATCTACTAATGTCTTGAAAATCAAGTCTAAAGCAAACTGAGCACTGATAGGTGGGTCGCACAGTTCAAAGTCTTTATCCTTGTACCACTCATCAATTTTCTTTTGGAATCCATCAAAGGATATTTCTTCGTTCCATATCATACGTTCACCTCAAACTCTTTCTTACAGCTACTACCTTTACACTTCAATTTAAGATGCTGAATTTTTGTCTCTGGGCTAATCAGAAGTGCTTTCTTCTGGCAAAAAGGACAACAGGCGTATTTCGTTCCGTTGATATTCCTTATCAATGCCTGTCCATTCCACGGTTCTGGTGGGTTCATGTATTCAGAAAAATCTATTCCTTCGGATTCTAATGCTGATTTAATGCTCATTAAAAATCTCCTTAAATTTCTTCCGATTAAAACCATTGTCTTGATTTCCCCAATACGGATATTGGTGTAAGCTTTTTATCATGTACTCGTATGGATGTACTTTTGCAAAGTCGGCAATTTCTTTGATAGGTGCCTGTTGCATCTTCGCCCTCCGTTCTGGACAACCTTTTGTTTTTTTCTTGATCCATTAATTTTCCTCCGCTTCGGAATCCCATGTATTTTACGGAAATTGTTCTGGTTTATTCGGTCTGGGGCAACTAGTGTCCAAAATAGTTCATCACTGAATTTACATTCAAATTCAATACTTAATGGCTTACCTATGCTACAAAGTGTACCGTCCTCATTTCTGTGAAGAATACCGCCTTCGATAACAGTACCATCCGAAATTGAAATCTCTGGTATTGTTTCAATAACTTTTCCATTACATGTAAAGAAATGCTTTAATTCGTTCTTTTCGCCCATATCAGCACATTCCTTTGTTTTTCCTTAAATTAGCGTATCGGTCAACTATAACATCTATTGTTGTATAAAGCTGATTGATTGTGATGCAGTCATCCTGGTGGCGTTGTTCATACCATTCGATAGATGGATGAACAGTATCTATATTTTCAATTTCATCAATCGGAATCTTCCAGTTATCATTTTCAAGAAGCTTTTGGTTAAGTGTCTCCGATAAAGCTTTATAGTCCAGGATTATATGCTGTTTCTTCTCGCATTCTTCAGATAACCGAACAACTTCTTCTTTCAACTGATCTACAGTCCAGTTTTCCATATCCTCAAATTTCATATTTACCACCTCTGTCTTCGAAAATTGTTTCTTCCAAGCATAAATTTTTCGGCTGAAAAATTATCCTCTACATCAATATGTGCTTCACGGTCTTGCACCTCATATCCGTTTGGAGTTAATTCAAGTTTTGCAGTATATTGAGCGCCACAATTGGTGCATTGCCATGTCACATTTAAAAAGATTTCTTTTTCTCTAAAAGGTTTTGCGTAATAGGAATTTTCGCATTTTAACATTCCACAGCAAACAGGACAATTGCGTTTATCAAGTAAATCTAGCATTCAAATTCCCTCTTCTCCCTGTGCTTCATCTGACAGGCAATCATTTTAGCTATGTTTTCACGTTCCTGTTTTATGCCATGTCCCTGGCGGAACAATTCACATTCCAGAATCTGTCCGCATTTGGAACATTCGTCTTTGATTTCTTTACCTGCTATTTGCATTCCCATCCGTCCTGTACCATTTTAGGTTTATATTCTTTTGCTGTGTATCCTTCCCCACTGCATAAATCGCAAGGAATCTCAACTTCTTCATAGTTGTCGCAGCATTCCCAATATTGCGCGCGATTTACTCTTTTAGTAAAACTACCTCTTCCGCCACATTTTGGGCATTCATAGATTTTATTTCCCTGTATTAGTTTTACAAGATCGTCAAGAGTTCTTTTACCGCCGTATATATTTCTTAGGCGTATTGCTTCATGAATTTTCATCGTCTCTTCCTTCCCAATATTCGCAACAATACTCTGGTTCCGTAAAGTCTGCACAATGTTTGCTATCACCATTGAAACAAACCAATGTGAAGTCATCATGTTTTCTGCGGGTTTTGCAATTAATTTCCATAACTATTTTTTCTCTTCATCAATTCCGTTAAGAATACTAATAAGCTGTTCTTGGTTAATTTCCTGTGTACATGGCAAAAAATGGTCTTTTATAGTCTGTAAAGCAAAAAACATAGGTGAAATTAATGATATTCGCATTTCAAATGTACATTCGCTTTGCAGAAAATATTTTATTGGATAAAGTCCGTGCGAAATGTGATAATCCGCAATAGCAATTGCTTTCACAATGTAATCTTTTGTTTCAATAGTTTTAGTCGAAAAATTAGTTTTCAGAACAAGTTCATTTTTAATTTGGAATAATGTTGTACGTAAAAACAATTCTACATCTCTTCTAGTAGGTGCAATGTATAAAATAATCGGTTTTCTCATTTCTTATACCTCACATTCAAAATCCAGTGTGCCGACTTGAACGGCATAAATCTCCCAACGAGAAACACTGGAACTTTAAGGGGGAAAATGCAACTTCTGGCAATGGCAATTTGCCAGATAAAAACAACAGGAATCGAACCTGTGTCACATGATATTCAATATCATTGCTCTACCACTGAGCTATGTTTCATATCACCGCCTGTCACGGACAGTTCTTTTCAAAGGAACTGGGATGAATTTCACTTTTGTTTCATTCGACAGTAATACAAGCGTATCTTTCCGAATTGATTGTATTCTCCATAGCTTCAATCGGATTGTATCCAAGATTCTGTAACACCTGTTTGAACACTGTCACCGACTGACCACTTGCAAGCTGTACGCCTTTTCTTTTGGAATCTGCGTGGAATACATCGTGTCTGCTGTCTACATTCCAGAAGATAACATTCGGAATGATGTATCCATTTTTAAGGAATTTCTTTTCCATTTTTTCGTAGAAAGACCAGTCCTTATTACCACAATAATCAATTTCCATATCAGAAATTACGACAATAGCTTTTGGCATTTCTTCCTGTGAAATATTATTTTTTTCTGCTATATCAAGCACCTTTTCAAATGCAGCTTTAAGGTCTGTACTATTGCCCCAATTAGCCCTTTTAGCATTATTGATTTTCTGTGAAAGGGTTTCACCTTTTAAAACAACTGTTTCTGGATTGCTGGAAAATGTCATAAACAAATTGTGGTATGCTCCAACATTTCTTTCGGCAAAGTATATTGCCAGTCCTATTGCAGTGGCTAGCGGTCTGCCGCCATTCGAAGACATCGAACCAGACGCATCAGCCATAATCAAAGCATTTGTTCCCTGTTCTATGTAATTTGGAAGTGCTTTCCATTGTGCTTCAAGAACTTTATTGTTCTCTCGTCCGTAAAGGATTTTTTCCACGATGTCATAAGGATACAAAGTTGAAGCGTTGATTTTAACTTCTCCTTTATCAGCTTTATTGATAAATTCGCTAAATCCATCTGGATCATGTTTTGCAAAAGCTCTGCGATAAATCATCATTGCACGGCTCGGAACTTCTGGATATTTAATTTCATTCCATTTACCGGCAGACATAAGGCTTTCAACAACACCAATCTGTTTTCTCATGCTACGAACAATCCTCTTGAAGTTGTAGACCGGATAACCCAACTTCTGTGCAGTCAATATTCCTAACTTCCTAGTTTCTCTGCTACTTGCATCAGCAGTCTTAATCCATTTAGCAAGTAAAGAAATCGCTTTTCCCTCATTGAGATTTTTCAAATCTTCCTCAAATTGTTTCTTCATGGATTTCCACATGTCATCTTCCAGTGGTGTTTCAATCAGTTCATAGAGATCGTCATATCTTCCGAATACTCCAATCAAGTCAAGATTCGGTCTAAGTGCTTCTGGATGATGTTCAGCCATGTAACGGATAATGGTTCGGAAAGTTTTTCTCTCTCCAAGCCCACAACGAATATCTCTTGCATAAAAAGCAATCTTTGTGGCAAAGAGTTTATCCTGTGCAAATGCTTCTGAGAATAAAGTGGTGATTCTATTTTCATCAGCTTCTCTCAATGCACCAATAGTTCCGAACAGGTCAAGTCTTGCATCGCTTGTAGTATTCAGCGCAACTGCTCCGTTTTCAGTTCTTGTAAACTTACTTTCTTCTTTCATTGCATTTGCAAAATCCATGTTCTTTCTCCTTTCAGGACACAAAAATATAAAATATACGAATTAGATTTTATTTAAGTGAGTTGCTGTAAGCGTCCCATAAATTTCATGATGCTTTTTGGTTTCATAATTAGCAGTTATGTCCAAAATGATTGCTGTAAGCATCACATAATTGCCCCGACAGGATTTGAACCTATAAAATCATTTGCAGTGAAGAACACAAACATGTTCTAATCGGTTTTCCATAACCGATAACCGGGGCAGTGGCAAGGGATGGATTCGAACCATCGACACGTACCTTGTAATGGGAAGAATGATTGCTGTAAAAGTCACGAACATGACTTACATTCTTTTACTGCTCTACCAATTGAGCTACCTTGCCAGAATAGCAGGAGGCGGATTTGAACCACCATTCTCAAGAATATGAGTCTTGTGAGATTCCGTTTCTCTATCCTGCGATATACGTGAGCTTTCAGCATATTTGTACCGGCAGCCCACAAGCCGACTGTTTCTTACATCTTGGACAGCATCCTCATATTTTGTTTATTTTACAAAATAGTGGGAGAAGATGGAGTCGAACCATCCGAACCACAATGGCAACAGATTTACAGTCTGCCCCGCTACCTCTACGGAATATTCTCCCAAAACCCGGAAAAACCGGGTTAGCAATAGGTTTATCGTGTTATGCTTTCCACTATCTACAAGTTTTAGTGCTGTAGCTTCACTGGATATTTTTATGCGTCTTTCATGGGTTGTACCTTTTAAAAACTCCCTTTTTCAACGTGCGCTGCGTTGATTTATCTAAATTCCAAGATACACACCAGCCGGGAAATCAAATCCATTCAGGCCGCTCCGCACAGCGCCTAAAAGTTATCTGATCCACACGCTCAACTGGTAAATTTTATCTGCCCATGTTACGGATGGACAGCATTTTGGGAGAAATGGAAACTCTGGGATTCGAACCCAGGACTTACGGCTTATGAGGCCGTTGCTCTTACCGCTGAACTAAGCTTCCTAAGATACCGAATTATTTGACCGCCATGACAAACAATCCGGCACTGTTGCAGTTCTTGACCACCAACCGCAACAAAGGTTTTCTGAAACGCTTTTAGATTTCAGAAAGTCTTCCGGGACATTTGAAGCCCCTTTAATCAGCCCCGTTGGGCTAGAAGACCGGAGTAAAAAGTGTTTCAAAAAGAACACTTGCGGAATTAACAAAACCGCAAACTGGGCTAGCTGGATTCGAACCAGCGAATACAGCAGTCAAAGTGCTGTGCCTTTCCGCTTGGCAATAGCCCATCAACCCCGGCGCACCATTAAGACCGGGGAAGTCGTGATATTAAGCTAAACAAGTATATAAATTTTCCGCTCTTACCGATTACTCTTTTCCAGGATAGGAATTTTCTTTTCAAAATATTTAATAATTCCTGGCTTATTCATCAATAAGAGCTTCCGCTACTCTGGATGCCTCGACTTATCGCTTTCGTAGGCATTCCCGAGCCTACATGGATTAAGCCGAAGCGGTGCTTTTATGAATTTAACCCTCTCGATTAACTCAATCGGGATAATTCCAATTGGAATCGGTAAATACATTTGTCACCTCGCGCAAATTAAGAAAATATTCAGTGCAAAACATATTTCTAAACAAATACAGAATAAAATCTGTATTACGCTTGTCTTTCCTTCTTCGTCCAGTATAGCCAAAGTACCGGCAAGAACCAGAACGAAAAATGCAAGATTTACAGCTGTTCCGATTACATTAAGTGCATTCATTGTTTTTTTTCTCCCCGATTAAGAAGTCCAAAATTTTTTCTGCAATTTCTTCTTCTGGCTCAAATGGCATTCCACAGTAATTGTATGATTCTAAAGCCGATTTTAGGCTTGATTTGAAGCCATGGTAAATTTCCCCATGCTGTAGCAGTTCGTGTCTTAAAACCAAAATTGCATCAGTAATTGATTGAGAAGTGACACTAATTTGTGCCAAGCACTCCATTTCAATGTCTGGAACAGCCATCATTTCAAACTCAAATACTGGAATTTCATATACTGCGGTATGGAAATTTATTGATCTTACTCTCGGAACTTCATTTCCATCAATGAAATATTTTGTGCCGAGCCAATCATTGGGGTTGGGGTTTGTGATTTTTACTAAAGACATCTTCGCGCCCCTTTCTTTTAGTTTCACAGTAGAGAAGGAGGTGTTTCGCAATCTCTTCCAACTGTAGAATGTTGTATTTTGGAATTTCCCATGTTTTCTGCTCCAATAATGAAGACAGTGGAATTTTCTCAGTCGGTAGTTCGTTAGTTACTGTGGCATTGATAAGCATAGACGCTACATCAATGGGGGATTCGGGAAGACTATCCTTGTTATCACTTATTGGTGCGTATAGCATGGATAACTTTTTCCATTCTCCGTTTTCCTTTGAAAATACTTCTCCATTTTGTACTTTAAGTATTCCAGTAGCATCTCTTGGAATATACTCTTCTTTTTCACATGAACGGACATCATTCCCAATACTGTATAAAAAATAATTCATCATCCTTCTTCCACCTCCCCGAAATATTTCTTGTAAAGGTCAATGTCTTTCCTTCCCAATAATATTTTTATATTTTCTTTGTCTTCAACTTGCAAAGAGCCATAAGCAATATGTACCCACGTTGTTATTGTATTTTCTTCTTGGTTCTCTTCTCTATAGCCATTAATAACTGTAAATGCTGAAAACCAATTTCCCTTTGCTGTTAAAAAATAAGTCTTTTCTGAATAACATGTATATCCGTAATGGTCGCAGTCAATATTATCGGTAAATATCTTTTCTGCATTTTCTGTGTTGTAAAATTTCCCATCTGCACATATTCCACTCGAATGAACAACTATATTGTCTTTCCTTATGCGTTTGGTATCTGCATTCGGGAATTTCTTTTCGTATTCTTCTGGAACTGAAACGCCTTTTTTATTTTTTGAAAAAAATTTAAGCACGTCTTTTCCTCCCAAAATATTCATCAACTGCCTGTCTTACAATATCCGATACGCTCCTGTCTGTTCGGTTCTTCTCTTCCAGGAGCCTTTTTTTCTGTTTTTCGGAAAACCGGATGCGGATGGATTCGGATTGTGGGTTATACTTTTTCATAGGTAGTATCCATCTCTACGGAAAGAATCGGTTTGTCATCGGCTTTAGCCAGAAGCGTAATACCTTTCCCATTCTCCCAAGATGATGTCATGAGTTGAATATTTGAATTTCCGGTTTCATTACAAATATTCAAAAGCTGTTGTGCTATATCCATCAACTTTGACCGAAGGTATCCGTCATTGCTTACTATTTTTTCCATCTTGTGCCTACCTTTCTGCGAATGTTATCAGTTATCACAAATCGTTTATTGCCTTTAATTTCTGATTAGCAATTTCGACCTGAGAAGCAAGTACGCTACGTGTCACATCTCTTATAAACGATTGTTCTAGTGTCATGCTTTCACTGTAAAACAACGTCGGAGCTGTGAGTACATAGATTTCAATATCCAAATTACAAAGCTGTCTCCATATTTCTTCGATTTCATTCTTGGTATTTCCAATATCATCAACTCCGCAAATAATTAACGAATCACCCTTTTTCATGTTTTCACAAAGAAGTCTAAAATTATTATTTTCATCTGCCAAATCGAAAATAAACGAGTCAATTTCTTCGTTCAAAAGTATCTTTTTCTTTGCTTCCAACGGGAACCATAATCCAGATTCTCTTGCGTATCCTATCTTCATGTTTTATACCTGCCTTTCTTGGTACTGCCTTATTTAGTGTTGGCAGAGAAACAGTTAAGGCTTACTGCTTTCGTGTTCGAATCACTATCCCTGCCATGTTAAGGAGAGCTTTTTTTGTTTTTTCGAGTGGTTTCGGTGGTGACTACCGCTGACTGGGGTTTTATATATACCCCCTCCCGGTCATCCAGTACGGACGCTGGCAAGTCAGCCCACCGCCCCATGGGAACCGCTGCCCTTGCCTGGTCGCTGTCTATCGGATGCCTTCGGCAGTGGTCAAGGGAATGTCAATGTCTTTAATATTTTATCTATACGACAAACACAGATTTGTCTTATAGATCTATTTATTTTTCTATACATTATGCACAATTATAATCGTTATTACTGTACATGTTGCATAATCCCATGTGTTTACTGCCTTTTGTCCGTCCATTGTGTACATTTTTACCGCTTCTATTGGTTCTCCCAGGCTTTATAGCTCCGGTTTTTCCATCTCCGGAAGCTGCAAAGCGGCTTTGTGCTTCTCTGCGATCTGCTGCGCGGTCTGCTGTGGTACGCCGTACTGCTGCGCAACTTGCACTGGTGCAGTTTCTGCCATGCCATAGGCGGCTTTTGCAACAAATATCAAATTCGCATTTGTTCCGGTCTGGTTATGTAGTCTATTAATTGCACAGTTTTTGCAAATATCAAACCATTTTTTAGCCGTGTCACCATGTGAAGAGTTTGTTCTATACACTCCATTCATCCAGTCAGTAAACGTTGTACGATTAATCCCAACTAAAAAGCTAAATACTTCTAGGGTTGGTAATACATGATATTTACTGCATAATCTCACATAAGTATTAAACATTTTATCTAATAGCTCTATATCATCATTACTTGGCTTTTGTATATGATCTGCAATATAAAAAATCATATCTACAAAGCTATCTGATACTTCTTTCTTATAGTTTTCGTTATCTGGTGATATACATAATACAGTATTTATATACTCATCAGCATATATATTAATATTATCTAAATAGATATCTACATCTTGTACATTTACTGTATTATCTTTCATGTTATCACCTCACTTTAACACGTTAATTTTCAAATAAAAAAAGAGAATGTCACC